TTCACCAGGATCACCTTTATCTCCTTTAGGTCCAGTTTCACCTTTATCTCCTTTTAAAGAGACTAGCCATTCGTCTTCTGTACCTTTGAAGCCGTGTTGTACTGCTACTTGATATGCTGATAAGCCTTGAATACCTTGTGCACCAGATAGATCTGATATGAATTTCCATTCAGCGTCACCTTTCAAATACAATCTAGAATCCTCTTCATTTTCAACATCACCAGTATCGATCATTACAAACTGTCCTTTCTTTACTTCAGGATTATTGTAATCATCTTGCATAGCTTGAATCGAAGGATAGGTCTTTACAATAACAAATGCATCACCAACGGCATTAATACCGCTATCTTGATAAGTATCTTTTGCATAGTCATAGATATACCAATTACCATCTACAATCTTTGGTGGATTCTGAAGTACTTCTTTTGAGTCTTTTACAGCTTGTTTGGCGTTTTTAACTGCATTAGGTACTTCTGCAAGCATTCTACTAAAATCTTCTTCAGTACCTGTGTACCCATACTCTATAGCATAATCATAAGCATTTTTACCAAATGCTGTATAACCGCTATCAACATACTCGTTATATGCAGAATCAAATACCCACCAATTACCATTTTCTCCAATAATTGGACCTTTACCAGAAGCAGGAATACCTGTATCACGATTATCTATCCACCAGTTACCATTAGAACCAATGAAAGGAGCAACAGCATCTTCACTAGTAGCATCTGTTAGTTTAACCCAAGACTTAATATCAGGATTATATACTTTAATTACTTTTCCTTTTGAATTTGCTCCCAAGTCTATCCAGTACCCAACTTCATTAGAATTGGGTACCATATAGCTTGCAAAGAATTCATAATATACATTATTCTTTATCATGTTATTCTGTAATATATGGGTTAGCTTCTTCTATTTCTAACACAGCTTGTTTCCATTCATTATAAGCTTTAGCTGCTGCTTCATCTTCTCCAAATTCTTTATATTTTATATATGCCATATAAAGTTTATCTGTCTTAGCGATATATTTATTTTCTCTTTCTTTCTTTATTCGCTCATTGATTAATGTAATATCTGGAGTACGCATGTTATATACAGCGAATGGATCGTCTACAACATAATCTGCATATTTCAGATAAAATGCACTTTGTTCTTCATTTAATAAAAGCATTTTATCATCATCATCAAGTTCATCTAAAGATGATACAATTTTGTCTGCTAGGTAATTATATAGAAAATCTTTATCTATTACACCAGCACTATTCCTAGTTATATAATATACTTCCATACTTAATAAGAGAAAATTAAAACTACAAATCTATCTATATCGTGAGCATTTCCATCTGTATCAAACCACATCACATCAAATTTTCCAGAATATAAAGTTCCGATTTGACACCCTCCTCTAAAACTAGCACCAACATTAGTTGTTGTATTATAAATCATGCACACAGGAGAATAAGCTGTACTAGCAGGAGTAAAATTAATAGTATATCTGCCAGTAGCCGCTTTAGAAACAGTAATACCAAAACCTCTAGTTCTAAAGTAATAAGCAGAACCAGGAGAAGGAGTAGTAGTTACTACTGCAGATACTTTTAATCCAGGTATTGAGAAGTTACTAGAATCAATATTTTGAGCAATTAAAGAAGTACAAGTAACATTTCCAGTAAATGTACCATTTGTTGCTACCATACTACCATTATCAAGTACTCTAAAAGGAGCAGATGTTCTATTACCATGATTTGTGCCTGCCCATATTCTTACAGAGTCTGAAGAAGTACCTACTCCCGTTAATCCAGCTCTAGAACTCTTAGTGCCATCTCCTACTGTAATAATTCCATCTGCCCATAACTTTAAAGGGGCGTTTTTATTTGTAATTTTTGTGCCTCCAGAAGAAATAGCACCTTTATTTGAACCAGTACCAGCCGCTAAGAATGGAATCGTTCCATCTGTAGATGGATAGAAACACACTACATCATTTGTTGATCTAAAATAACTACTAGAAGCGGGACTAAAACGCCAACCACCAATTGTAGCCTCTTCAGCAAATAATAAACCAGTTGCAATATTCTCAAATGAATTTAATGATTTCCATTCAGAACTAGACCAACCAGGTGTAATTGTAGCTTTATTTGCCATATAATATACTCCGTCTCTCTTTACAACATCTACTAACTTCGCTGTTTTATAATAAGTAGCATCAGGATTATATTCCCCTCTGAAATTTAATGCGGGACCTGGATCTCCAGCAGGACCTCGATCTCCAGGAGACCCTTGTGGTCCAGCAGGTCCTTGAGCACCATTTTGCCCATCTTGTCCATCTTTACCTGATATTTTTGTAGGTAATGTCCATTGTTCGCCAGATTTAAGTAAACCCGTTTCTCCATCAAACAAAGCAGTACTTTTCCATATGGCATAACCACTTGCGGAGGGAGCATCTACATACCAGTAGTTACCATTACTGTATGTACCACCAGAAGTAGGTCTAGATGTCATGGAAGGTCGATTCGGTTGAGATTCATTAGATCTACAATAAATAGACACTTCGAAATCACCAGGAACTCCACCTTTGGCTTTTGTAATAGTAAAATCACATACATCTACTACTGGAGAAGCTGAAGAAGCAGGTACATGAAATTCTACTTTAAACACCGTACTATCAAAACTATTACCCAATCTAGCTACAGTAAGTTTATTATTGTTTGTATCAATAGATAATTGGTTTTGAGTATTATTATCTAAATTAGTATAGGTTATAGTGTATTCACTATTTTCTAATTTTCTAGTACCTTGATATAAATAATAATTAGTAGAGGCTTTCGCTAATTCTGACGATTCCACTTCTCCTAGCCAATTAGCAGCTACTGTATGAGCTTCATTAGTTAACACACCTCTATATGGACTTTCTCCATCTTTTCCATCATACAATTTATTAATTGTTAACATATCCTGATATACAGCTCCTCCTAAAGCAGAAGTACATTCTACTTTAAAAGTTACTTCATTAACAGAATTGTTAAAGTATGAACCGTTTGGTGATACTACTAAAGTTTCTATAATCTCATTTTCAAGAAGATTCCAGTTATCCGTACCTACGATTTTCCAATACCAAGAATAAGTAGGAGATTCAATCCCATACGAACTAGCATATAAAGTTATTTGTGATGGGCTAACTAAACCTTCTTTATCGTACTTAAATACTTGTTCTCCGGATATTAATACATAGCAAGCATCGATTCCATCAAACCCATTCTCACCATTTTGCACTTTATTAATCCATAAATCCTTAGTAAAGGACATAGAACCAATGTTAACTGTTAATCGTATTCTGGCGGAAGGAGATCCTAAAGTATTTAATGTTACTTTATCACCATCTACAGTAACAGTAGCCACGCCTTCAATAGTTTCTGCTGTTATACTATCAATATATAATTGATTTGTTCCCTGATATGCATATACATAAGTATATACATCTGTAATAGTGATTTGTGGATTATTACCGGATGCATCGTAAGGTACCGTCATATTACCATTACTCAGGTCAATGTAGAAAGCATCTTCTCCAGTTGCACCATCTCCAAGCTTAGCTACTTGAGTTTCATCATAAAAACTTTCTTTGCCATCAACTACAGTACAACGTACTATAAAATTCCTAAGATCTCCAAACATGTCGGGACGCACATCTAATGCTTGAGAAGTACCTATTATTTCATTTGTGTTTCTATTTACCCAAGTAAATATAGGATTTTCTATATTATAAGTATTACAATATAGTGTAATGACAGATGGTTTAGGAGTACCTTCAAAATTAGGATTATCATACATGAACAATCTTTCACCTGTAATTTCCACCCATTTAGCTTTATCTGCACCAGCGGCACCTTGCTCACCTTTTTCTACTTGTAATAACCACTCGTCATTTTCTTTACTAGGAATACTAGTAGTTTGAGTAGCCATGCACAACCACAATGAACCATTATATGATACTCTATCGTAATAATAATACGTAGTACCAGCTATAAATTGTCCTCTATCAATGGGTACTCTTATAATATCTCCATTAATAGATACTTGAGATAAAGTACCAACAAATCTACTATTTTTACCTATAACTGTACGATCTTTGCCTACTAAATTAAAATCGTCAATATTATCATATAAAGTAATACTAGGTCCTTCTGTGCCTCTAGCAGATATCATAATAGCAGATCTACGATCTTCATTACCTGGGTATCTATTACCTAACTGAATAATTTTATCTTTGGGTTCAGGAATAGAACTACCCGGTTCACATACAGAATCTGATAAAACCACATAGTCAGTACCTACTTCGGATACCATACGCCAATATCTTTTAACGTTTTTACCATCAAAGATTTGACATATAGCTTGATCGCCTTCAACAAAAGGATTTCTTATGGTACCATCTTGAGTATCAAATGTACACTTATAATCATTATCTGGAGTAGTAGTAACATCTAGTATTTCAAGATCAGCAACTGAAACTAATATATCTCCACCAGTAGCTTTTATTTCATTTACTAGAAGTTCATTAACAGTCATTCTACCTCTAACAAACAAATCATCTACTTCTAACTTCCATCTACCATTAATCGGCCATAAACTAGCACCTTCACCTAAGAATCCTTCTCTGAAGGTTTGACCACCTTGTATTCCTTTTAAGAACTTAATGTAGCCGTTAGCAGTATCATCAGTCTTCTTAGATATATAGTTTAAATCCGATCTCCTAGCAGAGTATAAGTTACCATCAGTAGGCTGAGTATTATCATTACTAGTGATCATGTATTTTGTATCACCACCTATACTGCCTTCTACAGATTTGATTTTACCCTCTAATTTTGATAAAGCTTGATTTAAGGTATCTGTAGTAGTTAAGTCACTAGTATCACCATTATAATAGTACCCTGATAATGGAAATATGGTACTAGTAGGTTGTGTATGAAAACCGGGTGCTTCACCACTACCGCCGCCATTTGCAATTAAATCTGCTAATGCTGTAATGATATTTTCATCTTCAATCAACCTATTTAATAGATTTTGTAATTGTTCCTTTGTAGACTTATCATCAATAGTATCTATCCAACCCTGTACTGTATCATTAACTTCAGTTAAATCCTTATCGTGTTTATCTTCAAGAGTAATGATCTTATTGTTTAATACATCATAATAACTATTAATATTACTACTCAGGTTATTAGTAACATTAGTATCCCCTTCTACTATTTTGTTGGATAGATCTGTATAATTGTTGTCTACTTTAGTATCAAGATTAACTACATCTTCTTCAATACCATCTACTCTCTCATTAGTTACAAATGTACCAGATAAACTAGTTTCAAAATCATCTTTATGGATTATCTTATTAGTTTTATCTTGTACAAGAGTTAGAATGTCATTATCTTCAAAAGATGTGGTAACCTCAAATTGTGATATCTTTTTATTCATATTACTCTTGAATTATATGTTCTTCTACTTCTGTTAATATACAATCATCGTCGATATCTTTTTCTGGATAGAAATTAATTTGTTTTTTTAAACAATGTATACATTCTATAATTTTATCTACATCTTCCTGAGTAATAGGAAAATCTTCATCATCTAATTTAGTACTAGCCCAACTAGATAATTTATCTAAATGTAACAATAATACTAAATTGGTAATAGAAACTCTATCCAGTTTTGCATTGTACTTAGTAGACTGATTAACTAATTCACCAACTTTACTTACATAATTCGCAATATCCATCTTTACAATTTTTACAGTCATTAATAGTACAATTACATGTTCTCATGTCAAGTAAATTAAGCATTTCCTTATAATATCTATCTGCATCTTCTGTAAAGTCTAATGCTACAGCATTTTCATATAAAGTTTTCTTGAACAAGAACATCATGATCTTATCTTTCATCTTGTTATCTAAGCAGTTATGACAATACTTTGTAAGTAATTTTACTTCTGCATAATACAAGCTATCATTTATATCATTCATATTAATCGTATAAAAATAAAAGGGACTGGGGATAACTTCCCCAATCCCCTTTTATGGTTATAAATATATAATTATTACTCTATAGTTACATCTGTACCAGAGATAAATGATTTGATCATATTTAAGAACAAAGCATTAGTGGTAATCTGACCTTTAACTACATACATTTCAACTGCCAACGGAGTCGTCTTAATGTATTGATTATCATCAGATAAGTATTTATTATCCCATTCCATTGTAACCGTATCATATTCTGCATTCAAATCAGATCTGAATTCCGGAGCAATATACGGATAAATACCATTTGCTCTATGAGTAATACCTCTATAACCCATTGCAGCATCTTCACGATCACGTACAATGTATGGGTTACCTTTACCCGGAGTACCCTGAGTCTTAGCAATTGTAAGATTTGCAATCGGATACATAACATTGCTTAACAAACCAGAAGGAATAGTCGTCCACATGAAAGCTTCTACAGATACTTGAGTATAGCCATGATCCAAAGTAATGCCTTCATTATACGGGATTTCCTTGGCTGTCAAAGTCAACACAGCTGCACTAGCACTAGCAGTAACTCTAGCTTCTTTATGTTTATTAATTTTCTTTACAAAAGCATCAATCAAATCTTTCGGAGCCGTAGTCTTAGCAATTACTTCATATGTATGAGTAAACTGACCCGGAGCTTCGTAAATATCGTTATAAACCAAACGCAAAACATAACGATGACCGATTTCCGGAGTAACGCTAGTAGCAGTAATAACGATCTTGTCTTCAGCTTTTGCTACAAAATTAGTAACAACTAATGTAGGATTAGAACCTTTTTGAATAGGCATAGAGAATCTAATTACAGATTTAATGCTCTTAGCACCAGCCTGATCATATACATCTTCTTTACCTTCACAAACACCTACATAAATAGATTTTGCTGCAGCAGCTTTAGCTGCAGTAGTTAAAATATTTCTGTTTTCGTCAAACAGAGCAATTGCACCATCTGCCAAAGCATTTGCTGTAGAATAAGAAGCAGGAGCTGTTTTAGCAATCAGTACAGTATTCACTTTCTGTAACATAATATTAATTTATTTTTAGTTAAACGTTTAAAAGCGCTTAGTTTAACTGGTTTAGTCTTCTACTTTCGTACCCAGATTTCCGCGTAAACTAAACGTGCCTATGAAAGAAATCATAGGGGGTCCGTATACTTACTCCATTGTTGAAACTTCGTTCATATACGATTGATATCTTGGATTAGCCTTATTTTCTAAGTATAATTCAGCCGCTATTTTTACGATTTCCTGATGAGTAGATACTGGCATATCTGTGTATTCATCAAAAGGAGCCGTAGTAAGACTAATCCTTTTTGGAGTCCTCAAGTATGTGAGGATATAATTCTTTATATTGTAATTACCATCAGTATATAAATGGATTTCATTACCTTGATATAATCTCAAAGGTCTTGCTGAAGTACCATGTAATCTATACTCTGATAATGTATTTTGTCTTTGTCTATCAAAATTCTCAATAGTAGCTTCTAACACATCTGTGTGTTTAGTCCTAGGTTGACCATTTGGCCCCTTAGGCCAACAATTATTATTACTATAGATTACTGCGGTTTCACCTAAAGTAAACATATAATCTGTTGGTAATGTAACTACTTGTTCTTCTGGAAATGTTGTAAACTGATATGTCTTATTGGTTACAAGTGTACGAAGATCATCAATTCTTTTCTGATCTTGTTCAAATGCTGTACGCTTGTAATTAATACCTGAGTATCTAGTTTTAATAAACTTATCTAAACCAGCCATTAACCAATATTCAATATCTGCTGTAACTGGCTTCTCAATATTATTATCAAGCAAACCTATTTCGGTTTCAAATGCAGTTTGTAATTCAATGAACTTCATAATTATTCTCTATTACTTTGGTTAGATGGTTTAGTTTGTAATCTGTATTTACCTTCTGTGATAAACATATTAACAGCAAGGTCAACTATTTCACTATGAACAGATTCAGGTAATTCACATTTTGAAGCACCAGTTGTAGTATTAAATCTTAATGGTTTTCTATAGTAAGTAAGAATAACACCGCTTAAAGTAGTGTAAGCATCTACTACTACTTCCATATACATATATTTAGTAGTTGGATCAGATATTAAAGCTACTGCTGGTTGTCTTACAATTGGAGTATTATAAGCAGTCTTCATAAACTTTGGTAGATCTCTATATTTTACTAATTGATTATCTACTTTAGTTTCAGTAGTATACTGCTTATAAGTACCTTTTACTTTACTTACGGAGTGTACGTATAAGAAATACTCATCAGTAGTGGAGTAAGGTAACCTATACCTTGCGATACCATTGGATGTCGAACCACTTTGAGTAAGTTCTTTTTCAACCAACAGACTTTTGATAGAATCGGTGTTTCTTGTTTGAGTATTAGTCTCAACTTCCATTTGATCATCGCCCACATAGTTCATCATTACATAGCGATCTTGGGCCTCATTTAATAATGAGAAAATAAGATCTGAATTAGGTTTTTGTTCTATAGTAAGAGTAGGATCTATTAGTTGTAACCTACGCTCAAATTCCATTTGACATTCCTTGCTAGACATATTATTCTGCTAATTGTGCCACATATTGTGGATGTGATTGAACTCTTGGTGATTCTATATTTTCTAATGCCATATCAGCAGCTAATTTAACTACTTCATATTGCATATACTCTGGTATTTCATCCATACCTGAAGTAATATCCTGATTGTTTAATCTTTTGGGATATGCTAGATAAGTTAAGTCGATAGTATAGGGACCTGTCATAAGATCCCTATCCACGAACACTATCAACTTATTATCTTCTAGTATAGCAACAGGTTCTTCTATCCAAGGTTTGTTATTATATGTCTCTAAGAACCTCATTGCATCTTCATGACTTATTAGTTTTACATTAGCTAGTTTACTACCAAAATGTAATATACCTTGAATAAAATACATACGTTTATCTTGAGTTTGACTACCATAAGTAATAGTAGATTTAAAATCATTAAGAGTTAATTTATTATTAGTAGTTTCACTAAGTAATGTTAAACCTTTGTCTGTTTTTACTAAACCTTCAAGATCTGATACACGTTTACTATTTTCTTCAAAAGGAGTTCTAATAGTATTGTTACCTGTAAACTTGGTAGCTATTTTACTGAGGTATGCAGTATATAACCAATAATCTATTTCCTCAGGTAAAAAAGAAGGACAACCAGACATACCAATATTAACGGCATTCTTGTCAGCTTCTATTTTAAATGCTATATGTAATTCACTAATATTCATAATTATTTAGATTCAATTTCTTGCATGATTGCCATTTTGATATCTTGATTAGCTTTTTCATTTAAGAAACTAATAGCATCGTCTTGGCTTCTACCAATCACGTCAGTACCATAATAATATACATTCTTTGACTTACGAATTACATTCTTACTAATCGCAGTCTCTAAAATGTATTGAGTATCTTTATTTTTGTTATCAATCCACAGTAAGAAGAATTTACGAGGATCTTTTTCAATCAATTCAAACAACTTGCTTTCTACTAATTCATTACTAATGTTGTCTGACTTATGACCATAAATACGTAAACATTTACGCATCTCTTCGAGAGACATCTTATTAAATTCTGCAAATGCTTCACGTTTAATTTTGTTAAGTTTATTAGCAGCTTCTGCTTCAGCATCAGTATTAACTAATACATAATCATGTTGAGGTCTGATATTACTTAAACCAGTTGCAACTCTTTTATGATTTTTTAAAAACAGATACGCTAATTCATCTTCAGGTTTTTCAGTATGCAAAAAAGTATCTTTAGCTCCTAATCTTACACTATAAGTTTTCCAAAAAGAACTAGTAGGTGCTAAATGACCTTCTTCATAACCCATAACTTTTTCAAGTCTACGAGCATCTTCTTCACTTAAACCTGTATAAATATTACCAGCTCTTGTCCAATATGGACCAATATAATCGTAACAATTTTTATATTTAGCTATTCCAGCCCACGGATTTACTCGGGCGAATTTTAATACTACTTCCATAATTTTATTGTTTAAAAATAATAATTGGGGGCCGAAGCCCCCTCTTATTAATGTTTCTTAATGTTAATTGCTTAGTCTTCAACGTCCATTATAAGTTCACCACACGCACGGGGATCGAACAAGCAAATACCCATCTCACCTAAGAGATGCACGCTATAGCCATCCTTTGCGTTTGATCTAACTGTACTTGCGCTCTTACCATAACCAGCACCAGGAGCAACAGAACCTGAAGTATTCCAGATTACCATTTCACGACCTTTTCTAACTACCTTAACGATATTAGATTTGCCATCTCTACGACCCAGATCCAAGAATGTCATTCTATAAGATTCCAGCGGTTTACCAGAAATTGGATGCAACAAACGATTGTAAGTTGTATCATCATACAGTGGGAAGCGTTTTAATGTCAATTCGATACCATTAGTCATTTTGTAAGTAACAAACTGACCACCTAATACCAAAGACTGACCTGAACCAGTTACAAATTTAGTATCGATCAAATTCATAGTAGCAGCTTTCTGTTTCAAAACTCTATCGAATTCTCTCATACCCATTTCACCAGTCAGAGCAACAAACTTACGTTCACTAGTACCTAAAATATTATAAGACAGGTCAAACAAGAAATCTTCCAACAGTTCAGCTGTCAATTCAGTATAATAACGTCTATTAGACGGAGAAATCTGCTGCAACAAACCTGCAGGAATATATACCGGACGACCGTTAGTACCCAGTAAAGAAGTAGAACCATCTTTGTTTACGTTACTCTTGGAGTAAACTAACATACGTTCGCATCTCTTAGACCATTCTCTCATGGCTTTCCATTCCTGGTAATCAGACCACAAATAAGAAGTCTTACCTGTTTTAGGATCTTTTAAAGCGATCCACAGTACTGTAGAATAAGCTGTACCTGTAATATCATAATCCAGACGAGTAGTAAACAAGAAGTTTCTCATCTTAAAATGAGTATTATAGTTCAGGATATCGCCTTCTTCGCTGTATTCTTCATAAGCAGAAGCCAAACGAGACACCTGATGACCAGATACTAAATATCTACCAGGAATATAAGAACTAGATTGTCCATCAGCAATGAAACAAGTGTAAACCCATTCGTTACCATCCTGATAAGGTGCACCAGATACACGTACCTGATAGTTTCTGTCATCGAATTCCAAAATAGCACCCGGACCAAACCATTTATCTTCCAACCATAACATGATAGGTGTATTACCCAAACCTGCCATAACTGTATCTGCATTAGCGGCAGTAATTTCTTGTCCATTCCACTTTGCAGAACGAATAGTTACAGCTCTATCGGTATCGATCATTACGTTCCATTCGTAATCTCTCTGATCAATTGACATTACATTACCAAGACCACCAGTAATAGCATCCAAAGACGTACTATAACCATCATCTTTAGAACCAAATACATAAGAAATAACACGTGTTACTTCGTACGGTCTAGTTAACATTGCATTTGAAATCATGTTTTCATCTACAAGATCTGAAAACCATTTACCTCTACCGATCTGTAAATTATTTAAAATTCCGTTATCCATAAATATTAATAAAATTTATTTAATTAAAGTAGTTGTACTGCGCGACTAAATATAGAGTTAGAGGAGTTGGTATTGATTCTTCTTGTACCTTTACTAACACCCGTAGATCTGAGACTCTGTTTCAGATTTTTAATAGCTGAGCTAGTACCCATTTTCTTAGCAGTATCAAGTAAAGTGTCGCCTTTCATTGTAAAATAGGCAGACTCTATTAAATTTTTTACGCTTTTTGAATAATCTTTTTGATATTGAGTTTTACCATTAGCATCTGCTTTGAATATATATGCAAGTAAAGCTTTCTTATCTTTCTCGGGAACTTTAATTCCACGAATGTCTTTCATAGCGTTTATTTCACCGACAACGTCGTCCATAAACTTTTGTTGACGAGCTACCATTTGCTCATGTTGCTTTCTCTGATCTTCTAATAGCTGTTCCTTTTTAGTCTCTTCTATCTCCTTCATTGCTTCCAGAGCATCTTCAGCTTCATCTTCTAAGATGCCAGCGTCTTCGTATTTTTCAATTTTACGAGCAATCTGCTTTTCGTTAAAACCTTTTTCAGCTAACAGCATCTTAACAATTTGCTTCTGATTACTTTCGATTGTAGTATCAAAGTTTTCATAATCAATCTCTGGAGTAAGAGTAAAATAATCATTAAGATCGCCACCATTGCGTACAAATTCATCCAGTTTAGCCACGTCTTCATTAGCATACTGAGGAACTGATTGTTCTTTGATGACTTCTTTAAAATAGTTAACCAATTCTTCTACGGTCTTTGGTTTCTCTTCTTCCTCATCGTCATCAAATTCCCATTCTAATTCTTCAGCAATAGCATCGAATAATGCTGTAATTTTAGAAGATTCTTCCTCATCTACATCATCGTCGTTGTCATCGATATCATTGACATCATCATCTTCTTCTACTTTCTTAGTTTTCTTATTCTTTGTTTTATCATCATCGTCGATGTTATCGTCAATATTATTTACATCGTCATTATCATCAACCCCATCTTCTTCAGGTTCCTGCTTCTTGTTCTTAGCGCCTGGAGTAGCTGGTCTAGCTTTTGCTGATTGTCTTTTCAATTCTTCTAACTCCTCATCAGTCATCGCATCAGGATCATCCGGAGTAGGAGTAATTGTAGTCGTGTTAGAATGATCTTCTACAAACATATTAGATATTGCTTCAAATCCAAATAGTGTGTCATTACTATTGTTATCCATAATTGTAATTAATTAGATTATTTTTTCTTTTTACCTTTATTCCATTTAGCAGCGTTTTGCGCAAATATAGCTCTTTTACGTGTTAAAGGATTTTTACTATGAGTTAATTCTTCAGTACTTTTACCTGTTCTCTTCTTAAGAGCGTTAAACTTACCTTTATTTTTCTTCTTTATGTGTATTCCACCATCTTTATAAGTTGGTATTGGATACAAGGGATAAATTTCTTCCATATTGATTATTCTTTATTTGTTTCATATCCGGCAACAGGTAATAGTAATGGAGTAATAAATTCCATTGGAGTTAAGTTATTTATCCTATCTACAAATCTAGATTTATTTCTATACATGTTATATTGCAATTTATTGGCATTATTAACAACACCTGTATTTCTAGGATCTAATAAATACGCTTGCATGTTTGGATTAATATTAATCCCTTTATTACGTAATTCTCCTGGACCCATAATGTTACCTTCATCTAGTAAATACGTTAAATAACGATTGTTTGCATCTGATGCTAATTGATCAGCTAAGTGTCCTAATTCATGATTTGCAGTTCCTGGTAAGTATTGTAAAGGATCTATAGTAATAACATAATCATCAACTACAGGTCCATAATCTTGTACGTCTCGTACTCTACTTATTTTCGCATTTTTATTACCTGGCAATTCTGCATATTTAATGTATTTACCACGATTTGTCATATCTCTTGCAGCTATTCTTTTGTATGCATCAAGATAATCTGTGCCATATGTGGTATCAATTCCTTTTACTAACTCATAAGTTTTCTTATCTGGTAGTATTGCATCTTCTATAGTTTTATTAATTTCTTTTTCATATTTCTTGATATTTCTATCCCGTCTTATTACTTCAGAAAATTCAGAACCATAATCACTTTCCTCTTTAACTTTTTTCTTATTCTTTGATGTTTTACTACGAGCTTTTTCTGCCAAAATAGAAGGATACTCATCAAACATACTACTATTGATTTCAATAGGAGCATTTAGAGTATTATTTACTTTGGTTTTTATTTTCTTTAAACCTTTTCCTACACTCCAAGGAATAGCATTCATTAATACGCTTACTGCGGCATTACTATAATTACCTTTTTCTAATTCTTCTGCAGTAGTAATCGCATCTTTTATATAACCTGCAGGAGTTACATATGCTTTAGGTTGAACTAATTCTACTCTACCTGATATTTGCTGTTGTCTCTTGTAATACTCTGGAGTACCTGGAGTAAGACCTAACTCTTTGGGTGGTACTATCTTTTTACCACCGTCTTCGTATCCAGGAATTGAATCGAATTGTGATTTAATATCAAAATAGCTAGCATTAGGATTCTCAGCTCTAACGGCATCATATATTTGTTTACGCTCTTTTAATGTTAGATCTGACCATTTCATAATTATTTATTTTCTTCAGGAAATAACCAATGTTCAGTATAGAAATGATAATAATTCTTATCTTTACATACTTTAGAATGTAATCCTGCATGTATTAAACTAGGTAAACCTATTACTAATAAATACAAAGGACCTAAGATTTTCGATTGTCTAGTATGACCCAATTCGTGATGCAAATGCTTAATATTATTAACAATAATATAATTCCCAAGAGTGATGCCACTCCGCATATCACTAGATAACTTACATTTAATACACTCGCCACAAGTTTCCTTAGTACAGACTTCATAACCTTTATAGCAGTTATAGGTTATAAGCCCCACAATGTTCTGTGGAGCTTGCCAAACCCATAAAGCTGCATTTTTAATTTTATTTAACAGCTTTTTCATAATTACTTACCTGTTTTACCAGTTTTACCACCTTTCTTGCTTCCGCCTTTCTTACATGCCATAATTAATTCCTCCTATTTTTAGTTTTGTTCTTATATTCTTCTTCTGTTATTTTAACAAAGGTTGCTTTAATTTTATCGCATCTACCATTTTTGAATTTAAAAGCGTATCGTATAGAACCTTTGTCTATTTTCAATTGCCTAGAAGCGTCTTTATACGCATAAAAGTATTTACATTCGCCATTATCAAAAATAGCTTTTATAAAGATGTTATTCTTTTTATTTTTATAGTCTTTATAACGTTCTATAGTTTTTACCCTTATTTTGTCTATTGTTTCCTTTTTCTTTTCTTCAGACATGCAATTATATCCGAAATATTGTTTTGTAATATTCCATCTATTCTTCATTTTATCGGATTGTTTAGGTCTTTTTTTACCTAAATTTTTCAATCTAATTTTTTCAATAGTCTCTTTGGATATTTTTCTATTTAAAGCTTTTTGTCTAATTTTCTCTTTGGTTTCTTCAGATAAATGTTTTCCTGCATATTTTGCCTCAGGATCAATATTATATCCGAACTCTCTATTATACGATTTGTAATAATCTAAATAATATTGTTCGAAAATTAGACATTCATCTGGTTCACATTCTTCTAAAAATTGAAATTGTAAGACATCTTTGTATTTATTATATGCAGATTGAAGATGGACATTACAATGCGTGTTTTTCTTAAGATTTCTTAAATGCTCTTTTAATCTTCTTTCTACATTAATTGAACTTCCAATATATCTTTTATTATTTATTGGATTATATATTTGATAGACACCCGACATATTTATTTCTTTTTAGATTTTGCTGCTTCTGCGTTTGTCTTATTTCTAAGGGCTGTCTTGGCTTTTAATTTTTCACGTTCCATTGCAGCTTTATCCTTAAGAATCTGCAACTTCTTAGCTTCTTCTAACTTACGTTTTTCCAAAGCTATTCTTTCACGTTCAATAGTAGCTTTAAGTTTTTCAGCTTCTTTCTGTGCTTCTATTTTACGTTGTTCTATTGCTTTCTTATTATCTTCAGCACGCATCTTATTTGCAATATCCATTTGTTTAGTCATTGTATCAGATACAGCTTTTTGTCTTTCGATTTCTTGTTTACCTATTTCAATAGGATCAGGTACACCTGACATATCCTGATTCATATTCTCAGAACCACGATAAGCATTCAATTGAGCAACAGTAATCTTAGTAGCATTATCCTGATCAATCTTATATTTTTCAAGATCCATTTCAGCTTCTTTAAGCATAAGTTCTTGTTCTTTAACTTCATTCTGCATCTGAACAAGTTGCTGTTGCTGTTGTGCTTCTTGCTCTTGTAAAGCCTGTTGCTGTTGCATTCTATTATTTTCGATATCTCTAAGCTTAGATTTAATCATACTTAAGTTATCCAAAGTAATGATCTCAGCAATATCTAACAATGATGCACCATTCTGCATTGCGGGTTGAATCAAACTATGTAATTGTTCGATTGCTTGATTATCCTTAGTACTATCAGATACAAATATATCGAAATCTTCGTAACAAAAGTTATCATCTATTTGCAAGAATACTCTTGTAACGTCATCTTGCATATAATGTAAATACTTTTTAGTATCTTTCCAAGCATACTTAGATGTATCTAATAACATTGATAAAACTCTTTTCTTTACCTGGTTGTGCAACCAGAACCAAGGTTCAGTAATATGTGCAGATTGAACTACAGATCTTTCAACATTACCAACTAATTCATTACTAGAAATAGCTCCTTGTCTCTGAGGAGATACACCAGATAATTCTGATACCATTTGTTCTATCTTATCTAGTAATCCGATATAAGTATTAATAGTATTAGCCATACTAGCATCAATAGAAGCCCATTGATTGTATGGTGATGGTTTACCACCTTCTCTACCAGGTATACAGTTGTGAACTATTGTAAAATCTCCAAGTAAAAATTCGTGTGATTTGTTGTTTACGGCAATACCGTAATAATCACTAACACCTTCGTAAGTTATTGTGAAATGTGTATAATTTTTATTTACACAACGTCTATTTTTAAAGGTATATTGCTTTCTTGATACTAAACACGGTATTTCAAAATCCCCATCAAAAATTCTTACTCTATACATAGGTTGAGTTGCCGTGTAATGCTTGTTCCTATGAATTTTTACTAATTTAGATTCTATTTTTTTAACAGATAATCTAAATCCTAAGCTTCTTGCAATAAACACAAACTTATCTACAATATTTTTATTATTTTCACATTGGGTAAATTCTATAAATCCTTTATGATTTCCTCTATCTAATGAAATAGAACCATCTGTATCTATTAAACCGGCTAATAATTTTAATCTATTTTCTTTACTTGTATAAATGTATTCATCTGGTATATCTTTACTATTATAAATACCTAAAGATTTTAATTGTTCTATTAACGGATTTTTATTATTTTTACCATTTACATCATTATGTGTAGAACTTAAGTAGTAAGTATTAGATTTGCTATTTCTATTAAATCTACATTTTACTTTTAGATCGTGTGAATCAGCATATTCATATAAGTAATTAACTATTTCTGAATCCATTGATTCAAATTCTGGTTGTCCAGTAGTTCCATCACCTAGCCATAATCCAAGGACGTACGGATCTAAAATTGGTTTAGAATTCCATGAATCAATATTGCTAACTCTTTCTAAAAAGCATCTTTGACTATAGTAAGGATTTTGTTTAAATTTTAAAATCAGATCTTTCGCTTTATCTAATCTTATTTCTTCTTTACCATTATTTGTTCGATAAATGTATCTCACTAAGTGATCTGCAGTAACTATCTGTTCATCAGAACCTATAGAAGGTGTAATTCTATACATTTCTGAATCGCCCCTAAACAAGTTTGTAACTACTGTAGGTTTTCCAGTAGGAGACATCACTTTATCGTATAATTGTAAATTTTCAATATTCCTTAATTTACCATCTGCCATCAATACTTTGGTGCCTTTAGCGAAACACCATCCTTCTTCGTAAGGATTAACAAATACTACACCCAGTGCATTCATGTAATGCATCCATTTATCAACATCAATACCCATACTTTTTGGTATTTGAGTCACGTCAATAACTGGAAGTTTGCCTTTATCTCTCGCTATAGCTAATTCTAAACGATACCATAAAATAATATACATATACTGTAATGGTTTCATAATGGCTACAAGAGACTTAGCTTTACTATTAGTATTACTGTAGGCTACCCCAGTATAAGGTAATTTACCAGAATTTAATGTAGAACTATTCTCAAACTGGTATTCTACAGGTTGCATTCCAAAGTAAAGTGCATCTTCATCGCCTTCGTCTGCAGTTCTATATCCTTCCCAAGTTTCAGTAATCCATTTCCATTCAACATCTATTTCATTACCTGTTTCTTTATAAGTTTCATCTACTTCAAATTCTTCAACTGTTTCTGTATCAGGATTTATAATAGTTACAAAACCTATTTTCTTAAATGATTTCCAGCATACATGATATAATATAACATCATCTAATACCCTATCTTCCATATAACCGTTAATTGAGTTATATCTATTTAAGGTAATGTGATTGTAATCATCAACAGGACTTTTATCAGGACCGTAGCCAGAGGTAGGTTTCTGACCTACCAATTCTAATAAATGATTTAACTGTTTTTCATCTAGTTTATCATAATAATCATCATATAAACTAGCTACTGATGTACGTATTCTTCTTACACACCAAGATGCTTCATCTACAAATTCAATACCTTCTTCTGCAGGATATTTAAAATCCATAGTATTAACTCTCTCTGCAAATGGATCACCATTTCTAATACCTACGTAATAGAATTCCAATCCACCACATAAAGCATCTTTAAATCCTTTTTCAAATTCGTGTGGTAAATTTAATTTTTTCCATAAGAAGTTCAAAGAATTATATGCAGTTATTTCTGCAACATCTTTATAACTTTTAGTGAGATATTCTTGTATTTTTTCTGGTGTCTGTATTTCGCCTGTTTGTAAAGCTTGTTGAAATCTTTGTTGTTCTTCTGGACCTAATTGAGCCATCATTGCTGCTTGTGCATATTCCAATAACATTTGTTTAGCTTTCTCTTGAATATCTCCAGCAGCAGCATCACTAGTTCTACATACATTGTAGTTAAAAGGTCTCTTTGTTTCTTCTCCTAATAATAAATCTATTTTAGGTCTAATTATATTATAATCCTGAGCCATTGCTGGAAAACCATCATCTTGGTTAAAAGGATTTGTAACATACTTAAGATCTTTTTCATTATATATACTATTATATAAATCATAATAACTCTGTAATTCCTCTTCGTCTGGAATCGAGTTAGCAGAAGAAAAACCAGATATACCTATAAAATAGTCTACACAATCTCTACGCCATTCCTCTGTCTTTTTAGACATAGGTAGCTTTTGTACAGGCATGTTTGATATATTTCTTTCCATATTAGTTAGTAAACATATAAGTGGTTGTACTAAAACTGTTATTTATCTGTGGCTCATAAGTATTATCGTAATTTTTAAATAAAGGAGCATTAAATAATCTAATCTGTTTCTCCTTTTCAGTCTTTTGCTTTACTTGATAATTGTACAATTGTTCTTTGTATATCATAATCTGTAGTAGTGCCATTACTCGGTCTACATTAATTTTTTCATTATATTTAATTAATTCCTCAAGTAATGGTTCAGACATGATAGTATTCAATCTTAAAGTATCATTACCAAGATCTTCTTCAAGCCATTCTTTTATTCTATCAACACCCCAAGCTTTAATCTCTTTTGTCATATGACATCCTTTTCCTCTATTTACTTTAGAAGAATTGGTAATATCTCGTATAATATCTGGTTGATCGGCTAATAAGTAGTTACAATGCTTATTGTTAAAATATGTAAAAATACCAGTATTCTGATTTTCCACCATAGCTTTAGCATTGTAATACTTAAGTAACTTACGAACATTTTCATAGAATTCTTCAGCTGTTTTAGGTCTACCAGTATATTCTGCTACTATAACATCTTGATATGATTCAAAGTCTTGAAATCGTTTGTATATCAAACAGCAACCTAAAGAGTTAGTACCAGATTGATCTTGATCGTATGGGTCAATACCAGCTACATATAAACCAAAAGGTGCATCCTTTACTGGATGTTCCCATATTACTATAGCCCCCGTAGGATCTGCTGTTTTAGGTAAAGGGAATTCTTTTATATCATTCTTATTCTTTGATATATTCCATACTATTTCTCCTTTTACCTCAGTAAGGTATCCTACTTGTTTAGCATTAGCTAATTTCTTATTAGTTCTTATCTTAGCTAATTGCTTCTGTAATTCCTTCTTAGGGAATATATTACCTGATAATTCAGTAAAAGCTTCAGCTGGTGTCTCTGAATGTTCGGCACAATATCTATCGACCTGTTGAGAACTTTTAGCACTTTTTAATTCTTCTTCTCTAAGATTTAATATGAATTCTCTGGCTTTTTCATGTAATGTGTTGCCATCTTCATCCATATATAATCTTTTACCATTCTCATCACGTATATCTAGATTAGTATGCTGCGGTACAAAGAATCCACATGGTTTACCACCTTGCGCTCCTTCATCCCATATATTATCAAATTCTATACAGTTAAATGCTTTAGGATCATAAAACGCATTTCTTAAACCTATTACATTATCACCTTCATCACCACCTGTACCAAACATAATCATTAAACCAAATGCTACACCATCCTGTTCTACAGAAGGTCTAGCAATTTGCCAGGCTGCTTCTAATTGATTATTAGATCCAGCTTCTTCCCATAAGATTAATTTACCAGCTTTACCACGAACTGAATCAGGATTATCCTTAATAGATACACCCATTATCTCAGACTTATAACCTGTTTCTACTTTGTTACCATAATCATCAGTAACAAGCATAGAAGCTCTACGTCTCATGGATGTATTTGATACTTGTCTCTTTTTACCCCAAGCTGTATTACCATCAATAAAATCCATGTAATCCCAAGCCTTAGTAAGGATACCATCTTCTGTTAAATACTGCTTATTGGCAGCATATACATATGATTTTGAATTAGGTATTAGAAAGAAGTTTCTACATAGCATAGCACCACCTTTGTAACTAAAACCTTTACGTCTAGCTTTTGCTACGCATAAGTGTTTACCTTGTTTTTCAGCTTCTTCTATAGATAGAAAGTAATAGTAATCATAATCATAGAAATCAGGAAAAGCTGTTTCACGAGTCTTCTTTACTACATTATGTCCTTTTGCGTCTTTTGTAATCTTATAGATAATTCTTTGAATGGGACAGTAATTAAGATAGAAATAATTATAACCTGTAATGTAATCACCATCATCCGCAGTAAACCCATTAATACATCTATCCATTTCAGTTTCCCAAAACGAGAAGTATTCTGAAGTTCCTTTAGGGTAATTACAGTAAGCCCCGGTCGCTAAAAAGCTTAACGCCGGGGAACGAAATTTATCTGTATTATATATCTTCTTACTGAAATCAACCATGTTACTTTCTCTTAAACCAATTTTTGATCTTTTGCCAGGTTGAAATTTTAACAGGTGCTTTTTCTGGAATCGGCATACTACCCTTACAAGGTGTATCTAAATATTCCTGATGTTTTTTATATACTTCTGTAAAATCCAGAGTAATAGTACCGTTAGCCTTGGCAGTTTTGCCAGATGTCTTAGTCTTAGCCATATCTTTATAATTTTATGCAGCAACGCTGCTTGGTTTTTAATGTTTTAAATTGTGTTTATATTGTTACAACTACTTCGGAATCTCAAAGGGATTCAGCTCTCCGCCACCTCTTACTTTTGAATTTGTTAATTCTTCTGCTCTTACAGAAGCTTCAAGTAAATCTAGAGATTTTATAGTATTACCTAATGAACCCATACCTGCTAATATATCTTTTACCTTCTTTTCATCAAGTTCATCAGCTAAGGATTTACTATAGTATCTAGATATACTTTCTAATTTCTTTCTAGCATTTTGCAGTAGTTGTAGTGTTAAGGTGTTTGCAAATGCTATATAAGCTTGTTCAGCTTCAATTACTTCTTTGGGAAGTTTTATATTTTTATCTCCAAACAGTTCTTGTTTTAATCTTGGCTCTATCTTATCGCTGTCCATACTCTGGACATAAGGACTATCATATTTATTTTTAAGAACGATATATGAGATATATTTAGTAGCCATTTCTTTATCTGCCTTATCGGCATCCCATACCTTTTTAAAGGCTGGGATACCTAGGGCATCATTATGTATAACTACTTTACCTGCAAGTATATCAAATAGTTTCATTTAACACGAACAACAATCACAACAAACTTTTTCACAATTACCACAATCACGTGATTTCCTATAATTGTCTCTCTTTTCTTTTAATTCTACTAATTTATTAATAGCAGAAGCACAAGGTATAATTATAATTTCAGGAGCTTTATCTTTTTCTATAGTAAACGTATTGAACAATATACTAGGTTCGGTAACTTCATATTTTTGACCTTCGTAGTATAATTCTCCAGCTTCAGGTAAAATGTAATAATAATTGATTATATCGTATTTGTCAAAAGAATCCTGAATATTTTTAAGAGAACCATCTTTACTGCTTAACAAATTGTTGTATTTTAAATTGTAAATCATATTAATCAAATTTTAAGTATCTTAATTTATAATGTCTATTTAAAGCATCAATCGCTTCTTGTTTAGTGTAAAACATATTTACATACTCCGGATTACGACTGTAGTTATTTATTATCTCCTTCAGTTGTTCCGCTATCTCGTCCTGATTCTTGTGTCTCATTTTCTATTGTATTATCTGATGAACCAAAACCGTTTTCACCTCTGTCACCTTCAACTAATTCTTCAGCTAGAGTAGGTTCAATAGTAGGATAAGGCATAATAATTAATTGTGCAATCTTTTCATCTGGTTGATAGATAGTAGGCAATGCATCAGTAGTAAGTTTAAACTTACACATAATTTCACCTCTGTAACCAGCATCTACTACACCTACACAGTTACACATTGATAACGATCTCTGAGATACAGATGATCTCATAAAGATAAAACCTACATATCCTTCAGGGATCTCTACTGCTAAATCAGTATGATATACTAATACCATTTTACCACTCTTATCAAATTCCTGAGTAAACCTAGTAGCGGTTAGATCTAATCCTGCATCATTCGGGTTAGCATAAGTAGGTAATACCGCATCTTGTGTTAATTTCTTAAACTTTACTTCCATGTTATTTTCTTACTATATTGTTTCCTAATATTATTTCCGTCATCTGTGCTGCTAAATTTGCAACATAGTCTTCAGCAAATTGACTTTCATTAACTTTAGATTGAATCTGTAATAGTAAATTTAGTATTATGGATTGGTTAAATAATATCTTATCTAATTTTTCTTCCATATTCCATTTTTTCTCTTTCTTCAAATTCTTTCCAAAGACTCTTAAGTAGATTGGCTTGCTGTCTACCTATTGTTTCAATTCCATAGTTATCATAACCGTTGTCACTACCATCATCAAATAAAGTATGATAAGAAGAATCAATCAGATAAAATAGATTCTTATCTTTATTAGCTCTACGAATTGATAATGAACCATATTTAGCATACAATGAAGTATTTTTCATTACTGAAGTTTTTTCAAAACTATCAGTAATTTCTTTATTTTCCCCTTCTTTTAAGGAAATATCTTTTGTAGAGAAATCATTAATTGATTGTGTTATTCCTGTTTCCCTAGCTATTGCATCTGAAATCTCTTTAGAGAAACAATCATTGTCTTTATTTTTACTTAACCACAGTAAAGCTATAGCGTTCCAAGCTACTTGTGCCAGATGTCTACATCCTGTTTCCTCATCAAATTCATCATGTTCAGCGGCATACAAATGTCTTAATAAAGCTCCTTTATAACGTTCGTAACCATTATCAAGATTCTGCCAATTATTATCACCATACTTCTTAGCGCCTTCTGTATATACTCTGGCTATGTCTTCAAGACAATCTAGTGGTATTAATTCCCATCTTGTTTTATCATCTTTTCTGTCGTTTTTCTTTCCTTCCATCGTAAATATTCTTCTAATTGATCCACACACCAAGTAACTAAATACGCATATTGTTCATTTCCCTCATCATAACCTTCAGTATTCATTCTAAGAAAATCATAAACTGCATCTGCATAATGAATTGATTCGTGAGCTAATGTGGAACATTCTACTTTAGATTTTAATACTATTAGTATGCCCATGATTCCGCTTTTCTTTTCTGCTACCAAATAAGTAACTCCTAATGCATTATTTGGTTTATCTGGTGTTTCACATTTATCTTCATTTTGAAGATGTTTAGTAGTTAAGAAAAAGTCAAAGAATTGAGTTATTTCATCCCAATTATCTATATCTGATATATAAAGATTTATTGGATACAAATTCTGAAATAGTAGAATATTACGAGGTTTGTTCAATTTCTTTGCCATATTTCTTTTTAGGTTTTATCTTGAAAAGATAACTAAACATTATTGGTTTGATATCATCGGTATTACTTATCTTTTCATTTACAAATTTAAACGGATGATTACATATTACTTCTACTACTTGATAAGGTATGTTATATTTGTTAGCTAATTGGGTATATATGCTAATTCTTTTTTGAGAAATCATATGCTATTTTATAGTTTTCATTCCAAAGTAAATCATTTGGATTACTACTTGAATCTATAGAATTAGGTCTAAGCGTATTAGCAAATATTTTTACTGTATCAAAATAATCATTAGCATCAAAAATAACTAAAGAATTTAATAAATTAATTTCTTCTTTTGTATAGTCTTCTTTTGGTTCTAAGATTATTAATTTATCATAATTATTGTTACCTTTAGTAATAGGAAAACATAATTCTATTTCTCTTAGAAAGAAAGAAAAATTATTATATGGTAATTCTTTATGAAATAACTTACTAAATAGTTTAGTTATTCTTGAATGTTCTTTCCAAAGTAGAAAACTACCAGGTTTAATTTTCAGAGTTTCCATATTTTATTTTTAATATAATAGTCAACTGGACTCTATCACCAATAATAACAGGTATTAAAGCTTTGTTCACACACAATTCATCTTCTGCCGGACCAGCTTTCAATATTCCTTTATCTTTGAAAGACTTAATGTATCTACTCAGATTATCCTTAGTAATACCTAGATTCTCAATAATCCATTTTCTATTGTGTCTATTAGCTACATTTTTATTTGTGTTTGGTTCTTTTTCATATTCAATATCCATTCTAATCAATGTAGCCATTAACTCTAATTCTCTATCGGTTAACCTGAGTATGCCATTAAGTGTATGTAAGAATTCTGTTATAAGTTCATCCTTGTTGACTTGTTTAACAAGCTTATTCATTTATAATAGATTCAAATTTATTTAGAACTTTCATCAGATTAAAGTAAACAGTATCATGTTCTACTTTTTGACATGTAGGCATTTTACCTGCTTCATATTTTTCTTCAACTACTTTATTACGTTGATTATATTTATTCTGTAATCTCTTAATTTCTGTATAAAGCTTTTTTACTTTATCAGAATTGTTATCAATTTTATCTTCCTTAGTAGGAGATAAAAGACCTGCTTTTGTATAGTTATCGATCACTTTTGCAGAAATAACCATACTCTTTGCCGAATAAGTGTTGTCTGTAGTTTTCTCTGAACTCATGATGAAATTTTCATTTTCTTTATTATAAGAAAATACATCATCTACTTCTGCACATCCAAAAGGTTTAATAACTTTATACTCTGTAATCATATTACTTATTTTTAAATTCGTTAATTGCAAGTTGTATCCACTTATTAATATCAAATTCAGTATCACCTTCTTTAATCGTAGTGCCGTTACTAGTATATTGTTTAGGTTGCTGAAAGATATTATATAAATTTAGTGCATCTTGCATGGATAAATCGATAGAATCAATTACTTCACTATTAATATCATTAATGTCTTTAATTACATTCAATCTGATTTGTCCATTTGGAAGGAGAGTTATAAGTTTGCTATAATCTCCTAACATGTTTTGTATCATTTGTTGTATCATGACTCTATAACGTAATAGTTGTGTTTTTGTTGCAACTTTTTACAAATAAAAAGGGGTTAAGTAAAAACCTAACCCCTAGTGACACCACATACAACCACGATTTAATTAAAAGACTAACGCTTTAGTCTAGTTTATTTTTTAATAAAAGCTACTACATTATATGGATTTACTAACTGAGAATCTTTAAATAGATCGAAATCAATTGTAGATTTTCTAGAGTAAGCTATAATATCACCTACTTCAGGATGATTATTAGGATCTGTCCATTGATAGTTAGCTGGAATTGCTAATACTATACCTTTCTTAAAGGTTGTAGGTACTTTTTCTGTAACTGTTTCACTATCTGTAATCTGATAGCCATTCTCATCTGTTTCCCCAGTATTAATAGGCTTTGTTATTTCTTTTTCAATATACTCTTCTGGTAATGGTTTTACCAAAATATCTTTAATAAATTGAAACTCTAACTTAGACAGTACTGTATTCAATAATTCTTTATCTTCTGTATTCATGAATAACTTAATTTAATTGGTTACTATAACGTAATAACTCTTGAAAATGTTCCAAAAATATTATAATTTGTATTTTAGTATATTACCACCGGTGCAGCATATATCTAAAGCTATCTTTGGACAATGTTCTTTATCTTCAAAGACACATCCATCACAACTACCGTTAGGTTGAGGGTGTACTATGTATTCAATATCGTTGATTGTTACTAAGCCTTTTAATATAGCTTCTTTAGCCTCTGGTTCTCCCATTTCTAATCTAATCATAATTAAACTCTCCATCACAAGGATCTATATCAAGCTCTTCATCATTGCAATAGTTATAATCTATATCATCCATAATAGTATTAAGTTAAGTGATCTAGAGTAAGAGTAGATAGTTTATAATTTATTATCTTTACTCTGGATTATATATCTATTACTATCTATTACTATCTATTACTATCTATTACTATCTATTACTCAGTAACAGATAACGTTTGATATATCAATTTTGTTCCACTTTTAGTAAAATAAAAATAATTTTAACATTATTTATGATTATTTAACGAAATTGAGTCATAGATATTTTCTTCATATTTGCCCACATTTGAATAATATTCTACATTTATGATTTCATTGTTAGATACTTCTATCTCTAGTATATCATCTTTATTGATTTTCTGATATACTACAGAAGTGTCATAGTCTTTTATACATATAAAACCGTGTTGTTCTAACCAATTTGTTAACATAATTTAACTATTTTTAATATATTTTATAATTTAAAAGTGTTAATAAATCATAAAATTTGTTAATGTTATCAAAATATAATGTATAACAAATCTTAAAATATGTTAAATTTTCAAAATAATTATTTAAAGATATTGCAGATATCTTAATACATTTATCACCATTTACTTTGGTATGTTCATCCATAACAAAACTTAATACTTCAAAATCACTATATTCATAGTACCATAACTTACTAGATTCATTATAAGTAAATCCTTTCTCTAATAGTTCTTTTTTAACTGTTTCTATCATATAATAAAGTTTATTACTTAAACGCGTATGTGGGGATATAGTTCAAAAAATATTTTATAAAAATTTTGGCAGGTATAGATTTGAATGTGTGAACCAGTACTAAATCAAGTCCCCTCTCCTAACAAGTAGGGGAAAGACCCCCTTCAAAGAGTTATAAAGTTACTGCATTTTAAGAACCTCGCGATGCTACAAGGTTAATCGTATAAAGAAATGGCTTCTATCAAAGAATTATCAGCAGCTAAGTATCAGCTTGTTACAGCTGAAATTAAAGAGTCTAAGGACGGCAAGACTAAATATGTTGTCGCAGACTTTGTACGTGCAGGATTGGACAAGCTTGTGGCTGCACAAGAGAACGGCATCAGACTGCAAATATTGCCTAAATACGGCATTGCAGAAGATGCAGCTAATGCTTATCTACAAATGTGGGTAGATGAAGCAAAGAAAGGCACTTACGAAACGCACATTGGTACGTATGTTGTAGGTGATTACGAACCATTTTTGCGTAAAGATGCTGATGGCAACTACCTAACACGTAAGAAAGACGGCAAAGACGTTAAAATCCAGTTCACAGATGTAACAATCTACTGGTTTAGTGATGAGAATGGTATACCTATTAAAGGTAACAACTACATCATACGTCGTGCTGATAACTTGTTCCAGAATAGTACACGTATTGTTACTGTTGAGGAGTACAAGAAGCAGCAAGCAGCAGCTAAAGCGGCTAAAGAGGCAGCTAAGCAGGCTAAAGACGCACTTGTTGGTGATGCCGAAGGTGGTGATGAAGACTTGTTATAATAAAAGTAGTGGGGAAGTGTACAATGAATACACTACTACCCCACTCTTTCCACACCATTAACACATTTGCCCATTAAGAATTTATATAATATATAGCGTAATTTAAATCCAATCATAACATGTCTAACAACAAAAACGATAATACAGGATGTTATTTACAGATAATTATTGTACTAATATTTATAATATTGTACATATTATCACAATGGCATTTTGGTGAGCTATTAGATAATTTCTAATAAATAGCAATCGTGCAAATTCGTTACCGATAGTGTATGAAGTAAAACTGCCTTTTTATAATTATTATAAGATAATTCATATCATCTTTATGGACTATCTTATATGATTTAAGTTTTACAAGCGTCTTATAGTCTATAGGTTTCAATGAAGGTTCTAATTGAGTAATGCGCGTCAGAACCATAAAAAACTTAATAACTTTCCAAGACATTGAGGACACCAGTTTCTTATCTTTCTGTATATTTAATTAGATACCCGAAAAACCGGTTTTTAGTGCATATCCGGACTGATTGCACTAATGTAATTTCATAGTCGATTGAGCTTACTAATTACTTACAGCCAAATGATAAGTTTTAGGTGTAAAATGCATTTATTTATAATCAGGCTCGACAGTATACATAGCGTATCGGAGCGACGAGTATTGGGAGCGATACTCTAAACCATTAAAAAAGATATAGGGTATGCTACATAAGTAGTACTATATCAATTAACCATATTTTGGACAATCTTGTCAGTACAAGACCCAAATATGTGTTATATATACATATTTATCTTATTTATTAACTTTAGTAATAAATATTACTGAAGATAATATGTATATTATTAAACAAGGGAGCCAACCCTGCCATGTAGTGATACTGTATTAACTAAAGTCAATAATACAGAAAGGCTATCACTACATGGTTAATATTAATGTAGCTATTCAATAGAATAAGAGTCCAAAGCCTCTATAAATACAGATGGATATTAACTTTAATTAAATAATTATCATAATGAAAGAGTTATATGTATTAGTATCATGGCCTGAAATACAAGATTTTATGGAACATGAAAGATGGGAAGAGTGTATATTTTGCCAAGAAATAGAAGGACATCCTTGTCCTGATAGTACTTATGCAGTACCAGTAAATCTATACAAAGAAATCTATAATATACAATGAAAACATCAATAATAGCTGCAATTCCTATTATTTTTGCGATATTGTGTTACATTTTGTATGTATTATCACAATATGTAGATTATCGTAAAAGACGATTACCAAATGAAAAGTATAGTGAATTCTGTAAAAGAGTTTACACAAGATATTTATAGTTAACTGTCTTTTGAATATCTACTCCTCACAGTCGATTTCCTATATCGACTTATCATTGTGAAATGATTATTCCTCGCTAAGTAATAGTTAGTAAGTATGCGTTGATGCGCCAAGGTACAGGTTAGGAGACTTGTATACTGAACACTATTACTCTCACCTCTCCAAAGCAATGACAACCTTATCGTAGTTACTCACCCTTGCTTAATTTTATTGTTTGCCATAATCACATAAGAGTAACGGGTTTTGGAGTACAGTATTGTAAGACCAGTGGAACACTAACACATAGTAATATGTATAGCATACTGGCATAGAAGCTAATAGTCATTATTCTCTGAATATTAAATTCATAATATATGGTTAGATTAATATTAGAGAACAAGTACGAAACCAATTGGTTTCAACAGTTTCGATTTCTTAAAACAGAATTGAGACTAAAACTACGAGAATGTATTAAATTGTTTTACCATATTAAAAAAGGAAGAACAATATTAGTACAACCTTGTAAAGATGAACTTCCTCTAAATTTAAAGCTTGATGTTTCATATCATAGATTAAAACCTTATTTCTATGTAGAAATGTCAGATATATCTTCAGTATTTAATAGTTTAGTTGATGCAAATCACTATACTTGTTATATTGTAGATTACTATAGAGGATATCGTATTTACATTTCTCGTACGTAAATTTAAAGAGTGAGTATTGCACTAATTCCTGTATTTGCTTTTACTCACTCTTTTATCCTGAATATTAATTTAAAACATTCATATTATGAAAACAGAAGTCAAATTTGGAAAAGATTACACCTGTTGGTATTTAACTCCAGCTATTGGTATAGGGAATTTTAGTCTTTCTACTATTATTGGTATAGCTTTCTTATGTTTTAGTATAGAATTAAAAGTTTATAAATCATGAAAGCAGAACGTGGTAGTTTAATACAACAGCTTATAGGTAGAAAAGTAACTATCATAAGCCACAATTTAGTAGGAACAATCATATATATAGATATTGCTAAACATAGCAGATCTGTAAATATACTATTAAGGGTTAAAAGACTTGACAAAATATCTTATAGAAGTATTACTGAAGATAGAGCAATATCTCTTAGTCTTACAGGATTATTAAAAAACGTCAAGTTACACGCCCTAATATAATTTCCTAAGATACTTGTTGAATGTAATTATAGACTCTATCTCGGATGACATGTGAATGGACTAGAGATTAACTTAACCATAGTATATAGTAGAGAATAGCAGCTTGACAGTGTTAGCGAAATTATTACTATTACTATGGTTATTTATTATTAATGTATTTAAATCAATTAAATCATGGGAATAAAACTTTTATTTAATTATAAGAACTCAGATCAAAAATTTAAACAAATAAAACTTTTAAAAACATTGTTTGGTTTAGGTTTAAAGGAAGCTAAATATGCTGTAGATTGTGGAGAATTTATTCTACAAGGTGAATATGATAAAAATTTAGTTGAAACGATTAGAAGTAATTCTGATGCCAATATTGAAGTAGTAATACTTCCTTCTACCCCAGAAGCAGAAAAAGCATTTCAACTAATAGTCTATTCACATTTACGAAATTTATTCCCTCAAGAATGTATTCTTCTTAATAAGAAAGAGTACGAGAAAGAGCGTAAAGAATTAATGAAATATAAATCTTTATATTTTGATCTTGTAGGAAGTATAAATAGTATTTTAAATGAATTCTTAAAGAATAATTGATGAAAATCAATTATATAGTTCAATTTTTATTAATTAATAAACGTTTATCAAAAAATGGAAAATGAACAAGGTTCAGGAGTCTTTAAAGGCTTCATGTCGGTAGTATTAGTACTACTGTTAGTATGTGCAGGTATTTGCACTTACAAGTATGTCAAGGGAGAAATCCCTGGTGTTACACAGAGTTCCACTACTGAGGAATTTATTGAGTCTGAAATGCAAGCAGTGCCTACAGTGGAAGAAGCTATGCAAGAATGGAATGATCTTAAAGAATCGTCTCGATGTTATGAGGTCTATAGCAACTTTCCACCTGAAATAATGCAGGCATTGTTCGAGAAATTGGGAACGCAAGAACCTGTAAAAAGGTATGTTTATGAGTATGAACGTAATAGAGAATACTACATATCTCTACAGATTGCGGAACAATTAAAACATCAAGGACTTAATAATCCTGGAGTAGATGGAAAAAGGATTGAAGGAGTAGAAATAACTACTAAGTTAAAGAAGGAAAAGGAACCTGAAAAGGTACCAATTCCAGCAAAAGCTGCCAAGGATACAATAGTGTATCAATAACAGTTTGCAACTTCATTATTTCTTCAGTGGCTGTACTTGCATGTGAATGTAGGTGCAGTCGTCCTCAGAAAATGACAAACCTGTGGGGCGTAAATAACTAAGTAGTAATACTATAATGTCAGTATGTAGTATTACACTGAAACTGACTGTTATGATCGTGCGGACGTAAAAATCAGGTAGATGATAAGAATTGTACTGACAATACAATTCTGCTGTATCTTAAAACAAGTTTTGATAGTCAAATTTTCCTAAACCAATCCTCGTTATTAGGTAAAATTTCTTTTTGTTTATGTATTGCTACAACAATACGCATTTGATTCATAACTATTTGCATTGTAGTTGTAGATACAATGCCGTCATCAAATGTCAAATTTAAAACAATCCAAAAAATGAAAGGAATTGTGTTAACTGTGATGCCAGATGCATCACAACATGTAGAAGTAAAAATACCTAATAGTATTACTCCTGCACAGTTTGATGCGATTATGAATCGTATTAAACACGACTTCTTTACGACAGTAAAACCACAAGCTGATGCTGATTCATTAGTTGTTACAACTTATGATGAAAGTGAAGCAAATGCTATACTGTCAAATGCAACATCTATTAATGCTGCAAAAGTATTAATTGACGTTGTAGGTAATCCTCAAGACTCTGATTGGAGTGGAAGATTCTTTACACTCTATGGTAACGGAGATCCAAAAGTAGCACAAGCAATCTTATTCTTAAAACAGAATATGGATGCTTCAGCACAGAATTATCTTAAATCTAACGGTTTAGGATGGTTATGTGACTTCTTAGGTCTTGGTATAACCAAATTTAGATCCTAATGGGAAAGACATTTAAAGACATGAAAGCATCCAAATCTTTACGAGAAAATAAAAATTCTCATAAGAAGCGGATGCTTCCTTACAAGAGAGAGAATAAAAAATATGATGAAACTCGCCAGTAACATCAAATATTTTTATTATATGGTGGTTATCCCCAAGAAAGTGTAAAAGTCCAGAGTCCTAAGACAAATCAAAGCTATATGAAGATATATAGTACGTCAATAAAGTAGTTGGGATATTGTCGAAATAAGTTAAATGAATAAGGCAAACACTTTCTTTTTATTTGCATCTTAAAATAATCAAATATGAAAAGTAAAACGAAATTATTTTTGTGGTTATATGTGCCACAAAATAGTAAAGTACAGTTTGATCCTTACAAGAGTTCTGTAACTCGAGTAGAAGTAGAATGCACTTTCAAAAAAGTGATACGTGGTAAGCATTCACCAGTTGTAGAGTATAATTATACTCATCCACGACTTAATAAAAAGCTTACAGGTATAGTACCTATGGCTTTGTGGGAGGCATAATATGATAAAAGAGATTATAGAATATATAGTATTCTTTATATGGATCTTTGGCTTTGTTATGTCATATGCGTTTGGTAATGTTCCTGCGATACTATATATCGTAATCTCTCTTATCATATTGTGTCGTATTCACATACGAGGTTTAAAGAAACTATTTTTATTAATAATTAAATCAATTAAAGACTAAAAAGTATGAGTTGGAGTGATAAAATTGGAGAATCAATTCTCTACAGCTTTGGTAAAGATCCACCAGAACAAAGAAAGAAAGAGATCAAGAAAAAGATACGAGAAGAATTAAGTAAAAATCCAACATTATCTAACATTCTAAGACAAAATAAAGCTGAAGGTAAATTCATAAAAGAATTTACTAATCAACTTATGAAACGTACTTCTAATTCTAGAGATATAGGTGATACAATTAATTATATTATAAACCGTGATCCTTATCCAATAAATACTGCGTTATGTTGGTGTGATACTAGTCAAGGTCATGATTATTGGAGTATGCTTGATTCAATCGTATCAGCAAATCTAAGAAAAACAAAATTTTAAACACTTATTTATTAACACTTTAAATTATCAAAATTATGAGCGAAATTAAAGACGAAATTCGTAACGGTAGAATTATCAACAAAGAAGTAGTAACTGCAGCAGCTGAAGAACTGGCTAAGAAACGTAATGCGAAACTAACGAAGGAAATGATGCGCATTGCCGTTGACTCGGAGTTTGAACGTAAGAATGCGTTATTGAATTTGCAGCGCAATCGTGATGAAGAAGATCCGATCAAGGCTTGTTTGAAAGCTAAAGAAGCAAATGAAATTGCAGTAAAAGAAGGAAAAATGACGCCGGAAGAATTTCGTGAAGCCAATCGTAAAGCTGATGACGAAAAATCCAAAGCTTTACGTAGTATTTCTGATGAATACTACACTCTGCGTAACCAGTTGCAGAAGCAGTGCTATGACGTCCTGAATGACTGGGATGATTAATAGCAACTCCAAACCTGTGCCGATAAGTCCTGTAAAGCTTATTAATTAGTATTAATGTCTTTACATTTGTAGAGACACTAATACTAGTTAGTGCCGAAAGTTATTAAACCGAATAGATTTAGTAGGTAATTAAGTTGAATTAACAACTTCCCTCAAGTGCTATATGCCGTAGGGTGGAAAAACAATGTGCCACTGATCATGTGCCGAAGATCATTACTATTGTTTTAGCTATTGTACTTTATGTCCTGCATAAAAACAATAGGCTCTACTTGTAGAGTTTTATAGTAATGGTTATCAAAACACATATAGAAATTGTGCTTTATGCCGAAGTTTTATTTTTAATATATAGTATAAATATTAAGTAAATCATATTACCATGCTACTTCTAATTTATATGATTTTTAAAATATTTATACAAACTTCAATTTCTATCAGTCTATCAAAGGCACAGAATCCTAAGTAATATAATGCTTTGTGCTTAAATATTATTTATAAAAGACGGAAATGCGTAAAAAGTCACATTCTAATGAAAGCGTCTTTAGACAGTAGAACATAGAATCCGATAACTTACGGTCGCTTTATAAAATATATTTAGTATTACTTAGGATAAACTCTTAAAATTCATTAATTATGGATTGGACAAGAGAAGACTTAGAAAATAAGTCAAAAGAAGAACTTATAGATATCATTATGAATATTCAGGAAGATTTAGAGTATTTTCCAGATCTTTATGATAGTCCATATGATGACTATAAGGAATAGAGAGTAAGAAGAGAAATCTCCTTACTTTCACGACCTTTTGGTTCATATTATTAAAATTATTAAAAGTAGATATTCACAGTATAAGAACTGTACTGTGTCTTATTAGGCTTATTAATCATTGTTAGGACGAGGGTTCGATTCCCTCCAGCTCCACGCTCACAAGAGCTACAAGGGAAAACAAAACTAGGATTTTTGATCGTGTTGACCGTGCGCCAAGTTTTTAAATTTTAGAACGGTCAAAAGGGGCTGCATGGTTTTGACTAGCAATTAGAGAGATAAGATAGGTTCATGTGTGTTTAAATGGCAACTATTCGTTTGTCACTGATTATTCTTACGTAGCGTAAGAATATGATGCGTGCTAAATACGAAAGTTAGGGATACTCTTTAGTTCAACAGGTTAGAATCGTGATTTATCACGGAATGTGGGTTCGAGTCCCACAAGAGTAACAATTAACTTATGTTTAATTTCTTAAAAGTAATCAGATGAAAAAGATGACTTTAAGCCAATTGCATGGTAATCTAAAGACTTTCAGTAAAGAATTTATAGGAGCTGGAAGTAGAAATAGTGTAGTTGGATTGTATCGGAAACTTATTGAGTTAGGAGCAATTCCATCCAGTAAGGAAAAGGATAATAGTCTTATTAGCTCTAAGCAAAAGATTGTTATTCTATGTGTTAACGATGGAATTAGAAGTAAATTTGCTCGTATCTCATTACATGAAAGATCATGGTGGGATTATTGGCATAACAAAGCACACAAGCATTGTAAGCCAGCTTATATTACTTATAACGTACCAAAACAAATGGGTACAGTAATAAGTAATTTAAATATTAAAGAATTAGAAACCCTAATCCCAGAGTAATATGGAACTATCTTATTGGATTTATTTTAAACCAGGTGAAAAAGATAAGCTTAAACAAATTATCGATGAAAATCCTAATCCTTTAATGGCAAATATTGCTATTCAAGAGGAATTTGGTGTATCACTCACCGAAGCTGAGAAAATTATTGAGGTGTATAACAATAAAATTAATAAAACATGTCATCAAGAATCATAACACTTGATAAACCTGGTGTATATGTAGCAGAACATAATGCTACTAAAAAACAATACTTAGTAAGTATTACGGGACAATTACCCATGTTACGAGTTGCTAACATCCTTGATTTATCTAACTTTACTTTTGGACTTAATTCAACAGTAACTGCTGTAGATAAGTTAAAGGAAGATATGCAGAATGCTCCAAATGACTATACTTATTCTCCTCTTCAGGTTAAACTGGAAAGAAAAGCTGAAGAAGTAAAAGAGGATATTCTTGATTTATCCAGATATTCAACATTAGCTGAAAACAAGGATAAATTACTGGAAATGGATGATAATATGGCGGTTATTAACATATGTAAAGACGAAGGTCTTGACGTAGCTACTGCCACTGAGATTTGGAAACAATTCAAATTATCATTACGACCGTGAATGCAGATGAAGTAAAGAAATATATTTACGATAGATCTGCAAAGCTATCACAGCAGTTTATTGACTTCATTAAACATGAAGGTGTTCCTGATTATTTATTACCATTGTTTGATGATAATAATGGTTATAGATGTGATTGGAACATAATAGGTGGAGAAGAAGCAAAAGAATATTTTAAACCTTATTATAAACCAATAAGTAATAAATTTATTCTTAGCTTAGAACAAAGAAAAAATGTACAAACCTGGTTATCTAGAGTTAGTACTAAACTTTTTCTACCTGAATTGATGGTAGGAAGTACTATCGCAACCGATAAAGTACAGTTACGAATAGCTACTTCTTTAATCGACAAATTAAACATTCCAAGACAATATCGGGATTATCTATTTGATAATACTATATATTGCTTTTGGATTCGTAAACGAGCGTATAGTAATTTCTTTTGGCAAGAAATAGTACAGCTTCCGTTTGCGCCAGATTATCGTTTAAATATTAAATGATAATAGGGTAAGAGAGATTGGGTTCTCTCTTACTCACTAATCCGTAGGCCTATGAAAGAAGAAGAAAAGATTCTAATTGAAAAGGCGAAGCACGGTGATGAAAAGGCCTTTAAGCAATTGTATGATAATTATTATCGTTTAATACGATATATTATCTATGATGCGATAAAAGATGAAGAAGCAACAGCTGATTTATTATCTGTTACTTTTACTAAGGCCTTCAAACGTCTCGATTATTTTGTTGAAACTATTTCTTTTGAAGCATGGTTAAAAACTATTGCAGTAAATACAGTCATTGACTATATTAGAAAGAATAAGAACCAACAAGATAATATCTCTATAGATAATGAGAATAATGCAATTCAAATATCTAGTGATAACGATCCCGAAACTGATTTAATTAAATCAGAGTCAATAGATATTCTTAGAATTGCATTAACTCGACTTAGAGCCAAATATAGGAACCTTCTAGAACTCAGATATTTTGGTAATCTAAGTTATGAAGAGTTAAGTGCTGAGCTTGGTATACCAGTTGGAACTGTAAAGTCTGACTTAAACAAAGCTAAGCATAGACTCAAGTATTATTTTCAAAAAATTTCAAAAACTAACAAAACATGACAACATTCATTGTATCTATGCTAGTAATTATCGGTATTGTTGCAATTGCACGATATTACGGTAGTTCGTCAATGGCAAGCAATTTATTGCTTACTTTGGCATTTTCTGTTGTCGTGGGTCTTGGTATTCAATTTGCTACTAAGGGAAACCATAGTAAAAAAGAAAGTACCAAGATTGAAAATTCCATTGCAGTTAGTAATCCTGTATCCACACAGTCTGTTTGTACAGTGTTGGAACCTGTAAAAACTAGCCATTCTGGGGCTGTGAGTCAGGTACAGGATTATAAAACTGTAGTAAAGGAGTTTCCACGATTAAATTCCAAAAAGCTTGCGTATACTGAACGTATAGCTCCACCATTCCCAGATTCATCCTAGATGAATATAACGGGATCACATTATTAGCTTTATAAAATAATTTATTAACTTTTAATATTCGAAAAGGCGAATTAAACATTATCAAAATGGAAAATAATAAGAATAAAGGTCAGAAGACTGACGATAAAATAAAGAAAACTACTGCCGCTCCTGCGGCTGCACCGGCTGTACAAGCTAAGAAAGAACAGCCGAAGACTGGATTAAAGGAAGATAAAACTCCTAAACCCGCAGCTCCTACAGCTCCTAAGAAAAAAGAGGAAAAGGAGACAAAAAAGCCTACTACTGATGCTACTGGTACAGTAGAAAATATAGCAGCAGAAGAAGTAAAGAAACCTATAGTTTCTCCGTTAGAATCGCCTAAAGTAGATTCTCTGATTTCACTTATGGGCCCTAATGATCTGATGGATGCGAATCATGCTGCAGAATTCTTATCGGCGCTTGAGCGTCGTACTGCCCGGATGGATCGTAGTAAACCTATTACGATTCAGATGGAATCCATGCTAGATTATAATATGATGTGGTATGCTGTACGTTTGTCTGTACAATCATTTGCACAGAAACGTGAATGCAATATGCTTACACCAAACGATGAACTTATTGTTCAGCAAGCTATTGATACAGCTGCGTCTATGGGTGTTGCTCTTGAAGCTCATCCTACAGATGATCCTAATCAGATGCGTCTTGAGTTTAAGGATATTTCTCCTGAAACAAAAGCAGCAGCTGATGCAGAGAATGCCGCATCAGGTTTAGCTTCAACAGTTAAACCACCTAAACATGTAAAACTTACCGAGGAACAAATGAATCCTCTGAACTGGAAGAATGATGATGAAGCAAAAGCTGCAATCACTCAAGATCTTCAAGAATCAGGAGAAACCCCATCTAACAAATTCTTACGCATCTTGGGTAAAATCAAGACATATCGTGAGAATACTACGGAAGATCCCGTTCAGAAGGGAATCTGGAGTAGTGCTAACTTGGGAGCTCTTGCAAAAGAATATTTCAACATCATTGGTAAGAAAGGTATTGTTGTACTCTCTGGACTTATGTCTTCTACCACAGCTTCATTGAAGTTAGGTCAGACTATGATCTTTGCACATTCTCTCTTACGGAAGAATATGAAAGGTCTGAATGATCAAGATGTAGTAGACCTGATTAAAGCGTTTATTGAAGTAATGCACGCAGATCCTGCACAGCCTATCGAACAAGATCCTTGTGTAGTAAAGGGTATTTTGGCTCCAACTCGTGATACGTTTGTACGCATTGCGTTGCAAAAGCCGGCAAAAGATGAACTAATGGATTGGTTCAAGAAGATTATGGGACCGTTTTATGACATCTATAAAGATGAAGTAGGTTCTAAATCTGATGAAGATTTTGCTCTGAAAGCAGCAAACAAAATGATCGAAATACGTAACATGTATGTAGATAAAGAAGCTGCATTCCCACTCTTCACAAAAGAAGATTTTAAGGCTGTAATGGGTAAATAACCTATTATATCAAATGAAAGGTAAATTTGCTTATTTAGCAGTATTCGTTGTAGGTCTTATTATGTCCTACAATACTAACATTTTCAAACCCGAAAGTGTTACGGCAACAGAAACCATTAAAACGGTTCAGTTACCCCCAATTCCAGGTAATTTTAAACTTAACCTGGATTTAGAGACAGGTAAAAGTATCGTGGAAAGTAATATACCCGTTACAAGTACTGATATAACTGTCAATCACCCCACGAAAATCGTGGAAAAGGTAGTGTATAAAAAATCTAAACCCAAAGTAGTATATGAAACAAAAACTGAGGTACAAACGAGACCGGTAATGTTTACTCTACCAACTCCCCGCTCTCACAAATTTGTACCTGAGTATCCTAAAAGTGTAGAGAAATGAAGCAAAAAATAACTAAAACTAATATAGTATCATTAATTGGTATTATTTTATTCTACTTATTTTGTTTATTTTTTGCTTATTGTATTAGTGATTAACTGTGTGCTTACCGTAGAATGGCACCGGGGAAAACGAGTCTCTCCCCCGTAGTAAGAAGCAGGGCGATTCTATAATAGTGGTATTGTAGCTGTACACTTTAAAAGCAACAAGACAGCATATATATATTAGGAATATCAAAGGCCAAGAGGATTCGTATATATAGATAAGTAATACAGGATATGAGAATATGATAACAGCTAACACTGTGATTCAAAAGGTAATATGATAGCTTACTGTGGATTTATTACTTTATCCATGAAACATCAGTAAGAAAATGGGATAGCGTGCTAAACCCATAAAATCTCAGAGAACCGTCTGGCGGAGATTTAAAAAACGCGATCTAGGTCAGCAGACACGAAGACAAATTCAGCAAAGGTATCGGCATCCTAAAGTAAATATAGTTATGAGATGTATTTATGAGTGTATTGAAGTCTACACAAAGGAGAAACCTATGTCCGTGGGTACAATCATGTACGAAATCAAGAAGGGACTAAACACGAGTTGCCCCTTAGTTAAACATCCAAAAGTTTACTAAGTTATGACTCCTGACTAACGTTCTTGGGTGTGTCCAAAACATCCATTCTGAATCTATTACTGGAAGGTGTAGATAGGATAAAATGCTACTGTAGTGTTCTCTATAAGGTACCAAATGGTTTAAATTGGAACGTATACTTAATTGTATATAAAAGTAGATATGAAGGCAGAGAGATTAATCGAGGGTGCTATTAGGTGCTACGTGAAGAAGTAAAACGGTACAATTCCGTAATCTTTTATTCTTGGAAGTAAAGGATAATAGTCTGTATTATTACTTTGGAACATATGGCTGAGAGGCTATGATCCATACAATGAACTTTAAATTCATTAAATATAATAAGAATTCGAGACTTTTATTATATTTAAGTATGATAGATTATCCGGATTAGGTGCCAAACCTATACTTAATAGAACGATTAATACAAATGTGTCAGTGTTTGCTTCAAGTTATGACACAATAATATATGGAAAGAAGCAGGTTGTAAAAGTGTCCTATAACACTAACTACAGAATAACGACATCCTTTAGCAAGATGGTTACTTCGCAAGAAGTGAGAGGGATCTCAATAATTTACGTTATCGAAAAGTTAAATACGCCGGTAGAAACACCGTTACCTGAGAAGAAAGGTAGAAGTACAATCAGATCTCAGTCGGCTTTCCGAGAGATAAAAGGTGAAAGTCGGGCTAATGTATAGTCAATGGGCTAAATTCAAGTCTGTTAATCCAGAGAAACGTAAATGTTATGATATTTACCTGAATCCAACGATTCATCACTGGCCCGAGAGTTAACGTCACTCTTAAACAAAAGCGAGGATAATATGTTTAACCTAAGTAGTGGCTACGCCCACGAAATAACAAATCCAGGGGAGTCCCCGCTAGGGATAGTAGAATCTGCTGTTGTATAGTAGTATATGTTTCCTGACTGCGTCCTTGGCAAGCCAACCGTTATTGCTAAATAAAACTAATAGAGTATATTGCGCAACAATATACGTTCATTAGAAAGCGTTTCATGAATCTTCATAGACTGGATACCTGTCGTGCGGAAAGAGTAGTGAAAAGTAGGTGGAAGTCCTCAATATTCGTGCTTGTAAAACAATCCTATGGACGGTTATATAATAATATATATTGTTATATGTAATTCCGTATAGGAAACTTAAAACCGTTGCTGCATTTGTAGGGCAGAACTAGTTAAGTAACGTTAGAAAACGACCGTATCTGTAACGGATTCGATAAAGTGGTAAATATTAACTTCTGGGTAATTATAAGTTACATGACAGGCCAATCTGCATGTGCAACTGTCTTGCAAACAGTTATTTGTATTTGTGATTACTTGCTGAGATTAACCCCGAGACGCCGGGAAATACTAAGTTAATATGATGAGCAATAGTTCCTTTCTCTTAAGCGTAAGAGAATTGTAAAATCTAAAGTAATGGTATTATAATATGTATATTAAATGTCTTAGATCTCATTAGTCTAAAGAAAAAGCTGTACAGTATCAATAGTATGATAAGCTATTAATTTATTATATGTAGACACTCGTATAAATAATATTAATTCTGGTATCCGAACTACTTTGTAGAAACAAGGAATGCAGAAAGGAAGAGGAAGTATCTACCTTGATTTCGATGTAAGTAAATCATTAATATGAAGATTATGCGTTTAAAACGAAAATATTTATACTTTGTAAAGGATTGTACTTGAATGTACGTAGACGATTAGACATATCCTCTATATAATAAAATCTATACAAAGAGAGCAAAACTCGTTAATTTAAACTCATAAAATATGTAAATCAATTGTTTAACATCTCCGTAGGTGGAATCAACCACGGAATCAAAAAAGGAATTTAAAAATGGATAAATCAGTTGTTTTGGCATCACAGTGTGGTGCATCATTAGGTAAATATATTCTCACTATAGAGAAGAACTCAGTAGATCCGAACTATTCACGGAAAGTACAGAACAATGAATTACGGACTAGTCAGCAGATTAATCTGTATTCAATCAAACCTATTAAGGTTAAACTTGCTCAGGAAGTAGAAAGTGCCGAAGGTACTAAGTTTGTAGAATATAATGGCGATTCAAAGTTACGGCTTCAGATTTCCGGTATTAACGACATTACGGACATTATCCCGAAGCCCAACGCCGAAAGTGTAAAGAATGCGATTACTCGGTTTGAAGCAACAGGTGAGATTACAATCTTTATTGATTATCCGGCATTGACAAAAGAAATCGTTGCTCTGAATATGGAGTCACGGGCTAAGCTTACAGCATTTGTCAATGAACAGATGCGGTTCATTAAAACATTTGAAACTGCAAACGAAACTGAAATTGCTGCTTGTAAAACAGCAATGGCCGCTGAAGGTATCGAAATTAATAATTATTTCGGATAAAGTAAACTATGAGTACGCCTTTAACGAAAGAAGCGTTCCTAGACCTTCAGCATATGTTTGCTGATAAAGACTTTATATCTTTGCTATTCATGGATGAGAAAGAAATAGCTAGATATATTCATGTCGAAAAAGACGGTAGTGTAACGTTAGGCAGAACAAAATATAAATTTATCAATAGACTCTTTAAAGATGAGAAAGTATTGAGTACTAATGATATTTGTTTACGGCTTATTAAAGTCATTACTGGAAAAGGAGGGACGCGAAACAATGAAGCTTTTGATTGTCTTGTAAAAGATTTTACTAAAGCTTTAGATAAGGGAGATTACTCCTATGCTATTACTCGGATATTTATTGGTTATCGCTTAGGATATCTAAACGATGTTGCAGCAATGCATACTTCTTCGGAAAAAGGTGAGGTAAGACTTTCGGATAAGCGAGTATTGGTACAAGATGGTTTTGGAGATTTCTATGCGATTAAAATAGGTAAGTATCCTAGTTAATTAAAGTTGACTATTCTAAAGTAATAAGAGTATTAAATGTATAATAGCAGATGTAACGCAACAATACAGAAAATATAATTATTACTTTTCAAGATATAACAAAGGACTTGCAGATGTAAGTCAAGTCCTTTCTATTATATCTTATAAGGCTATGATAATGTATCTAAGGATACTAAGTGAAGGAAAGCTTCAAGAATAAGACGAAGATGTCATATCGGGATGAACATAGCCACAAAGTACAGGTAGTTGATCATATTCAAGTATACTTTTATGTTTAATCAATTAAAATCAAAAGTATATGAAGAAAATTAAATCAACTGAAATTATTGAAAATCGTAAGAAGTATGACAAAGAGATTAAAAAGATGTGGAATATTATTCGTACTGAAAATTTAATCGATAAGAATGCTACACGAAATTACGATATGAAAGCGTTGTTGGATACGATTACAGAAATGTCCAATAATCGAATTCAGACCAAGCTGGATTCAATTGCTATTAATCTAGGCTTTAAGAGTCGTAAAGACTTTCCTAAAGAAAGTATCTATCCTATTATTTATACTCTATCTGAAAAGAATGAGTATCTAGTTCAGTTGGGATCTATTCCGACTATTAATCCTGGTTTGAAAGCTAAACTTGGTAAAAAGAAATTGTTTAAAACTGAAGAAATCACTGCAGATTATATCACTAAATTAAAGAATAAACTGCAGCTAGAAATCAATGCTCTGAAGAAGAAGCTTGAAGATTTCAACAGTAATGCTGAAATAGATATATCTACTGCATATATGTATCTAGCAGCATAAGGTAAACTGGTCTCCGTAAGTTATTTTAAAGTAGTCCAAGTATCTCTATTTTATAATTGTGATATATTCTAATAGCATAAAATAAAATTAAAATAATGAGTGGCAAGTGGGGTTCGAATCCCCGGAGATCAACAAGTCTCGAAATATTAATATTAACATTTTAAAAAGTAAAGTCATGAAAAAAGATATCAAATCTCAAACAATTGACAATTCTACCAAAAAGTATCCGGTAGAAAGCAAAACATGGAAGTCTGATGTATATCAGGCTTTGAAATTAGGTTATAAAGTAGAAGCTTTAAACGAAGAGCAAGCTGAATATATTAAGAAGATTGAAACTAAGCTTGCAGAAAAGGCTGCAAAAGCCAAAGTAAAAGAAGAGATGAAACAAACTCTTCTGAAAAAGATGTCAGATATAATGAAAGCTAAAAAAGCAGCAATTGTATCTGCAGCTAATGATCTAGCTGATAGAATTATTCTTCGTGCTATCGAGAAAGAAGAGCAGAAGAAAAAATTCGATGAAGTCGATAAGAAAATTAAGGATAAGGTCAAGAAAGACAGAATGGCAATAGCCGAAAAGAAATGTAAACGTAAAGCAGAATTACGTAATAAGACTATTCCTAGTCCTGAAGCTATAGCTAATGCTAAGAAACAACAAGATTTTCTTGCAAAAGCTCATGCTGTTAAACGTGAAGAGATTGAAGCTCGTCTTAACAAGAAAGAAGAATTTATGAATCAATCTATAGAAGAGCGAAATAAAAAACATGAAGAACGTGTTAAACGTGATACAGAATATGCTCTTAAACGATTACATCATAAAGAGATCAAACTTAAACGTACTACAAAGGCTGAGAGAATTGAAGCAATTAAGGCTAAAAAAGAAGCTGGTAAAGCAGCTTTTAATGCTGAAATGAAACGTCAAGCTTCAGAAATTGCAGCAGACCGTCAAGGTTATGCCAATCGCGTAGAGAAACGTAGACGTACTGAAACAGAGCGTCTTGCAAGGATTGCAGAGCGTAGAAAACTACGTAAAGATAAGATTTTTACAGAACATCTTAAACAACAAAAGATTCAACAATTGAATCTTAAACGTTTTATAGAATCTGAAAAAGCTCGTCTAGCACGAAAAGAAGAAAAACGTGTTAAGTATCTTACTACGGGTGGAATAAAAATTCCTAAAGTAAAGAACAATGTTGCTGTAGATAAAACTAGAGCAGAAGAATATATTAAAGCTGCAGAAGTAAAAATGAAGGATGAAAAAGTACGTTATTTAATACGTATTGCATCAATTGCTTCATCAGAAATTATAAGTGATTCTGTTTGTGCATTCATTTGTAAACCAGAAGAACTTAACAAACGTATGAAAGAAGCTCATAACAAACACATGAAAGAAGAACCTGATACATATGTAGGTATTTATGCTTACTCTGGCATCGGTAAAGATCAGAAATGTGTAAGTGAAATGCTAAACGATAAATTTAAAGATCGTAGTAGACTTTCTAAAAGCAATGCAGCATAATTATTACAGGGGTGCGACTGTTCAACGCACAATCTAGCGGGATGGCGCAAAGGTAGCGCGTAGCTTTCACGAGGCTGAGGTTGATAGTTCGAATCTATCTCCCGCAAGGTCACTAAAGTAGATACTTCCACGTAGTGTGACTGGATTAAAACTAAAATCTACTTAAAATAAATAATATGAAATCAGAACCAGAACAAATCGCAGAAGAAAAAGGATATACAATAACAGATAAAGGTATTGTAAGAAATTAGGATAAATATATCTAAATACGCTAATATGAAATATGATGAGAATTTAATAAAATCTATAAAAGAAGATAGATATAAAGGAATGTGTTATAAGGAATTAATTACGAAATATAATATTAAAAATAAAAGTTCTTTATCATATATTCTAAATTGCAGATAACCATAGTACTATGAAAATTAAAGGAAAGACTTGTGTAGTCTTTGATATTGAAGTTTTAAAGAACGTATTTACTTGTACTTGTAAGAATACTGAAACAAAACAAATTACAGTATTTGAAATATCTCCAAGAAGAGTAGATATAGAAGATTTAGCTCTTACATTCTTCTATGAAGATTTCTATTTTGTAGGTTATAATAATATACATTATGATAATCCTATACTAAACTATATTATAATGTTATATAGAGAACATTATTTTAATAGATATAGTACTAGAGAATTAACTGAATCAATATTTAGAATGAGTCAATTAGTAATTGATAAAAATTCTGATTTTGATTTATGGAAAGAGTATAAATACGCTAGAAACTTCTTATCAATAGATCTATTAACAATGCTATATTCTAAAGCTTTACGAGTATCTTTAAAAGAGATGCAAGTAACAATGCAATATAAGAATGTAGAAGAATTCGTAGTAGATTGGCATCAAGACCTTCCTGAAAAGGATATAGATAGATTAATATCATATAATATAAATGATGTAGAATCTACCGAAGAATTACTATATAGATGTAAAGATCTATTAGAATTGCGTATAGAAACTGAAAAAGATTTTGGATTACCTTGCTTAAGTTTAGATCGAGTAAATCTAGGAGATAGATTACTTCAATTAAAAGTAATGGAAAAGACAGGATTAAATAAGAAGCAATTAGAGAATATGAAATCTCCAGCTAATTATGTAGATCTTGAAAAAGTAATATTTCCTTGGATAAAATTTGAATCTCCAATATTGCAAAAAAAGTTAACTGATATGAAAAATCAGCATAATGTATCACCAGGTAGAAAAGGATATATAAATACTTTTATGTTTGGTGAAATGAAAGTAACTATTGGAGTAGGTGGAATTCATGGTGATAATGGTACTTGTATTATTAAACCAAATGAAGATGAATTATTATTAGATAGCGATGTTAACTCACTATACCCATCTCTTATGAGAATGTATCATCTTTATCCACCTAAGTTAAAGGATGTATTAGGACAAATATTTCCACAAATTATTGATGATCGATTAGAATTTAAGAGGACTGGTCAAAAAAACAAAAACGAAACATATAAATACATGTTAAATGGTGTATCAGGTAAAATGCAAGATGAAACATCTTGGTTATTTTCACCATTTACTGTTATGCAAGTAAGAATTAATGGTCAATTATTACTTTTAATGCTCGCTGAAAGACTCTTAAAGTTAGGATGCAAATTATATCAGATTAATACTGATGGTATTTTATATAAGCTTAAAAAGTCTAAATATGAAGAATTACAGCAAGTATTAAAAGAATGGGAAAAGCTCACTATGCTTACTCTGGAAACTGAAGAATTTACTCAGTTTTATCAATTGGCAATTAATGATTATTTTGGAGTAGAACCTAATAATAAAATAAAAAAGAAAGGATTCTTTCTGACTGATATTGAATTAGGTAAAGGTTTAACTCCTAAAATTATACCTGAAGCAATTATAAATTACTTTGTACATAATATTCCAGTAGAAGATACAATTAAGTCTTGTAAAGATATATGTAAATTCTTACAAGCTGAAAAAACTGGTAAACAATGGACAGTTGAGTATAATGAACAAATTCAACAAAGAATTAATCGTTTCTATGTTAGTAATAGTGGATATTATTTATGGAAATGGAAATTAGATGATACTGGTAGAAAGTCTTATCAAATAATGTTAAAAGATCATGGAGTAAGATTACATAATAAATTTTATTCTGATGAGGATCTTCAATGGAAATACTCTCAAGGAGAGACATTCCAAAGTATTTATGATATAGATTATCAATATTATATTAATCAGTGTATAAAAGTAATTGAAAAATTAAAACCAAAGCAGTTAAATCTGTTTAATTTTGACGAATATTAACAAAAACTATCATACTCTAGAACAGATGAATTAAATTAATTCATTATGATACTAGAAATAGATACAAGTCTATTAAAAAAAATAGACAATCTTTCATTAAGTCAGCTAGTATTTTTAAATCTTGTATTAGACAATAATCAAAAATCTATCAAAGAGGTCAAAGACATCGTTAGCCAGGTCAGCGACAATGATATACAAGATTTAATCGACAGAGGATTTCTTATCAGAGAAGAAAAAGCTAAAAAAGTTTCTTATAAAGAAACCGAACTATTAGTAAACATTATTACTGGTAATGCAGATTTATTTGAAGAATTTAAAAAGCATTATCCTATAGTAGTAGTAAGACCTGATGGTACTAAAGGCTTTTTACAAGGTAATTCAAAGAAATGTAGAACTTTATATAATAAGATCGTTAAAAACGATATTATTTTACATAATCATATTATTCAATGTTTAGAGAAAGAAGTATCGGATAAACTTATGAGTGGTAAAATAGGTTATATGAAGACTATGTGGAAATGGCTTACTAATTCTGAATGGGAAATTTATGAAGAACAAATTAATGAACCAATAAAAGATAATCTCTATGGAACAGAACTTATCTAGTCCCTTACCATTTAAACATATATCCGTAGCTGCTGATGAAGCAGTTACCTATATAAAACAGCGTAAAAATCATGAAATTGAACCACTTAAAAGTAGGTGGAATAAATTTAATTTTATGTGCTGTGGTGGTATTGAACCAGGATGTGTTTATACTATAGTAGGAGCTTCTGGTACTGGTAAATCATCATTTGTAAATACGCTTGAAACTGATTTAATTGAACTTAATCCTGATAAGGAATTAGTTGTATTATCATTTTCTTTTGAAATGCTCTCTAGTAGACAAGTAGGAAGAAAACTATCTAATAAGTTGCGTCACACAACTTCAGAGCTATATAGTGCATCAGAAGATGTTTCTGATAGTTTGCTACAGGATATTGAAAAAGAAGTAGAAGTTATTAAACAATATCCTATCTATTATGTAGATGAATTAGCTACAGTAAGTAAGATAGAAGATACTATAACATATTTTCAAAATACGATTGCAAAAGATAAATGGCTTATCATATTTCTAGATCATACATTATTGGTCGAAGGAAATGACACTAATGATGAGCGAAAAATTATAGCAGCATTAGAAAGAGTATTTATTAGAGCTAAGAAAGTTGGTAAAACAAGTATAATTCAACTTTCTCAAATGAATCGTAATATTGAAATGCCTGAAAGGATTATAAATCCATCAAGTCATTATCCTATGAGAAGTGACTTATCATCCTCAGATTCTGTATTTCAAGGCAGTGACGTTATAGCAGTTTTATCAAGACCTGAAACATTGGGTATTACTGCATACGGACCGTCACGATTACCTGTACAAAATAAAGTATATCTACACTTTTTAAAAGTTAGAGAAGGCAAATTAGCCATACTTGAATATGAGAACGATCTGCAATATAACAACTTAATTGAAGTAGATAGATCTGAGAATAAACCACAGTATTAATTTAATTTTGGCTAACATGACTACAACATTTTTGAATAAAAAGGGTAACAATAATAACTTTAACTTTAACACTTACGATTTCTTGAATCCGTATTACGAGAAGATCAGTAAGAAAAAAGATGATAATTATATTGATAATCTTCTGACAAAAGCTTTTAAGAATTTAGTTCCTTGGGCAAAGAAAGAAGATAAGAAAGATAACATTTATATCATCTTCGGTGATGAACCGACGAAAAAATATACGTTTGAGAAGCCGAGTTTTACAATTACAAATATTTCTCCTACTTCTCTGAATCTGGAATGGAATAAAGCAGCTACACATTTGTTGGAATGTGCATATTATGCTAATAATCCTACTTATGATTTTATTATCTGTGATACACCGATTAAAATTCATGGTAATTATATTCAGGTAGGTTCGGAAATTATTCCGACATTTACTCGTTCTGATTTCTTTACAACTATGAAAAAAGAAGATCAGATTAACATTTATAATATTGCAGTAGAAATTAACGCTATTTTTGCTGCGTAATTATTAACAAAACTTTTCAGATTCTTTCAAATTTTATCAAATTCTTTCGTAACTTATCAAACTATATCTGAAAAGGTAAAATTATCTTAATATGATAGTATTACCTACAGAAAAAGTAAAAGCAAAAGTAAATAATCCTAGATTTTTGATTATTTACGGTCGACCTAAAACTGGTAAAACTAGTTGTGTAGCAGCTCTGGAAAATAATTTAATTATTGATCTAGAAGGTGGCTCTGAATTCTTAGATGCATTAGCAGTACAAGCAAGAACTGTTAATGATTTTGCTGATATTGCAAATGCAATTAGAGAAAAGATCAAAGAAACAGGTAAAAAGCCCTATAAGTATATTACTATAGATAATGCTACACGACTAGAAGAGATATGTCTACCTTACGCAGGTACTCTCTATAAAGCTCAACCTCAAGGAAAATCTTGGCAAGGTACTGATATTAGATTGCTTCCACAAGGAGCAGGATATCAATATATTAGACTTGCTGTAAGAAAAGTTATCGATATGTTTAAAGAACTTACTGATAACTTAATTCTTATTGGTCATACTAAGGATAAAATGATTAATAAGAATGGTGAGGATATGACGGAAATGTCCTTAGATCTTGTAGGTAAACTAGGAGATATTATATGTGGTGAAGCTGATGCAGTAGGTTTTATGTATCGAAAAGGTAATGAAACAATTATCAATTTCGATAGTAAAGATGAAACTACTAAAGGAGCAAGAGCACCTCATTTGCGTGAGCAAAAAATAGTAATTGCAGAAAGCAATGAAAACAATGAATTAACATTTCATTGGGACAGAATTTATTTACCAGAAGTTTAAGTTAACCAAAATTAAAGAATATGTATAGTTCCGAAAGAGCCAAGACTATTGTAAAGAAAGACGTAGCACACTTGTCAGCAGGTATTGAAGATAACGTAATGTTAACTGCAGTAAGATTTGATAAATCTATTAATGGTAATAGTTTTATTGAATTTAAGTTTGAAAAAGAAGGTAAATTGCTGACGCATACTGAGTGGGAACCTTCTAAAAGATCTGACGAAACTGAAGAAAGTTTTCAGAATAAATGTGATAATCAATTTTCAAGAATTGAACAAATTTTGAAATGTTATTATCCTAATGCTGAAGATCGTAAGTTTATCGGCGAAAACTTCACTCAGTTTGCTCAATGGATAACAGAAATGCTTAATAAAGCAGATTTGACTACTCCGTTAAGAGTTAAAATTGTATATAATAATAGTGGTTATACTACACTACCAAAGTATGCAAAGTATACGTTTATTGAACCAATGTCTTTGGTAAACGAAAATAAATCCGTTATTGTAAAATTAGGTATCGATCAATTCGAGAAGCCTATTGTAGCAGATTTAGAAAAATCTAATCCAAGTCCTTTCTCTATGGGAAGTTCTATGGATGAAAATAATAGCGCCGATCCTAATGGATTGCCGTTTTAAGATATAAGCTATTCTGCAGATAGAACGAAGACTTCTCACGCTTAGCATATTAACAATAAGTTAATGATAGCGTACCAGGAGAACCAGAACGTATGCTGGCACTGACCACACAGGGGGTAATATAAAGGTGGAGAAGAGTAAGCACATAAGCAGATGTGTGAATGGACCTAATACAAATGCTAATTAGCATGTATTTAAATGGGGCGGTTCGAGTCCGCCACTCTTCACTTATGGACAGAATATTACATAATTTAAATGAAAATTATATACTAAAGTAACAACACTGTAGGCTAGCAAGGTCTTGTGAAATATATATAGTTAGTAATGTATATTATGAGACTTTGGTTTAATATAATACAAACTGATCACTTGTATCGTAGGTTCGATTCCTACTCTGTCCACTTTATTTAAATCTATATCATATGTATGACTCTACAAAAATAAAACAGCAAGATACTCCAATTACTTTGGACTATATCTTATCAAAAGTCACAGAATATGATATTTACGCTAGATATATTGGACAATTTAAGATTGGTTTTATATATAATAGTCCATTTAGAGAAGATAAAAATCCTTCATTTGGAATATTTAGAAGTAGAAAATCAGGTAAACTACTATTCAAAGATCATGGAAATGGTGAATGTGGAGATGTCGTTAAATTTGTAGAGCTTTATACAGGTCTAACAAATTATAATGACGTATTAAACAGAATAGTAGCTGATATGTCTATTACTAATAATACCAAACTTAAAAGTATAAAGCAATATGAATCTAAAGATACTGTAATAGGTGTTGTTAGACAAGATTGGACAGATGTTGATAAACAATATTGGTCACAATTTGGCATTACTAAGGAAACATTAATTAAATTTAATGTATCTAGTATAAAATATTATTTGTGTGATGGTATTGTTAAAGGTATATATAAAGATAATAATCCTATGTATGCTTATAAAGTATATGATCATTTCAAGATTTATAGACCATTAGCAGATAAATATACTAAATGGCGTAATAATTTAACTCCTTATGATATTCAAGGATATGAACAATTACCAGAAAAAGGTGATTTATTAATTATTACTAAATCATTAAAAGATGTTATGTGTTTATATGAAATGGGATATACTGCAATATCACCATCTTCAGAAAGTACTTTTCTTACTCCAGACATTATAGATGCTCTTAAGCTTCGATTTAAGCGTATTTTAATATGTTTCGATAGAGATATTTCTGGAGTAAAGAATATGCGTAAAATAAGCCTTAAAACAGGCTTAAAAGGCTTTTTAGTACATAAAAAATGGAAAGCTAAAGATATATCAGATGCGATAAAACTAAACGGATTTGAAGTTATTAAAAATTGGTTAAAAGAAACATTATGATATGGTTTACTTCAGATCTACATTTCTTTCATGATCGTATCTTAGAATTTCATCCAAAACGTAAAGAACTATTTGGAAATACTGTTGAAAAAGCTAAAGAAGCTATGATACAGTTATGGAATTCTAGAGTAAATAAGAAAGATACAGTGTATATTCTTGGTGATTTAGCATTTGGTGAAGTAGAAGATAAAAAAAAACTATTTCAAAGACTAAATGGTAATAAAGTATTAATACTTGGTAATCATGATAAAATACCAGATCATTTAAAATGTTATTTTAATCATATTACTCAAATTAAGAATATTAAGTTTAAGAAATCTGTATATAATTTCTTATATAAAGATTTAGAAGTGATAATGTGTCATTTTCCAATGTTGAGTTGGGAACATAAAGATAAAGGATCTGTTATGATACATGGTCACTGTCATGGAAAAGTAGATCAAATAAATGTAGATTCTAAAGAATTAAGAGTAGATGTAGGTATAGATGGAAATCTAGCTAACTATGACTTAATATCTTTAGAAAAACTTTCTAAATATTTAAATAAAATAGAAAAAGATGGTAACAACGTTTGAATTAGCACTAATTGTATTTATTTCTAATCTTGGTGCTACTTTAGTCTGTGAAGGAATTGAAGCTATAATAATTGCTTATGAAAACTACAAAAAGAAAAAGAAAGATCTCACAGAACAAGAAGATTAAAAATGCAACTCCTATAGTTCTTGATGGAATTAATTTCCGAAGTAAGTTAGAAAGTTATATGTATAAAAAGCTAGAAGAAGCAAAAATCTATAATGAATATGAAAAAAATAGATTTGAACTAATTCCAGCTTTTACTTTTTTAGGTAAAAAGATTAGAGCAATAACATACTTACCAGATTTTGTTGGAAAAAATTTCATAATAGAATGTAAAGGATTTCCTAATGAAGCTTGGCCTCTTAGAGAAAAACTTTTTAAATATAAATTATATTTAACTAATGATTCACGACAGTTTTTTATAGTACATAATCAAAAAGAAGTAGATGAATGTATTAGACGAATTCAAGAACTATAAAAGAAAATTCATACAAATATCTCATAGAACTGCAATATTAATGCATATATTCGAGAAAGCTAATGATGATTTTGAAGATATAATTCTAAGTGATCACGAAGAATATTATAAACAAAATCATAATATAAATATTTATAAAGAAGCAGCAGATCAATTCTTCAAACAATTTGAAGGAAACGAATGTATTGCTTTTGTAGAATGTCTAAGAGATAAATGTAATGAAATAATTAAAGAACACGATAAAAAGTGTAAAGAATTAAAACCAACAACTAATGAAAGTAACTGCGATAAGTGATATACACGGTAATTTAATTGATATAGAACCGTGTGATATATTATTAATTTGTGGAGATATCTCACCATTAGAAATTCAAAGAGATTATATACAAATGACCAAATGGATTTTTAATGAGTTTTATCATTGGATTATGACTTTGCCATGTGAAAGAGTAATACTTACTCCAGGTAATCATGATTTCTGGTTTGAGAAAATGATTACTCAATCACAAACATATTTATTTGATAAATTAACCATTTTAATTAATGGAGAAACAAATATTTATTCAGATAAAGATGATAAATATTATAAGATATTTGGCACACCTTATTGTAAATCCTTTGGTTGTTGGGCATATATGCCAGGGAATGAAAAATTACATATGTGTTATGAACAAATACCAAAAGATGTAGATATATTAATGTGTCATGATTCCCCACAGATAGGATATGTAGCTAATATTATGGAAGAAAAAAGCGAAGAATACCCTAATGGTAGACCTGCTGGTAATTCATATTTATTAGACGCAATCATTGATAAAAAACCAAGATATGTATTATCCGGACATATACATTCCGGAGATCATACACTAACTATGTTTGAAAGTATAGGTACTGAATGTGCCAATGTAAGCATATTAGATGAATCTTATTCGATTAATTATAAACCACTAACATTTGAACTATGATGAAGACTTACGAAAAGATTAACGTTAATTTGGATGAACAGAATATGAATGTAGTAGTAATGCAAGAAGAATTAAACATTATGTTAGAATGTGATGAATACAATGATATGATGTTTTATGCAGACGCTAGTAGATATGAAAATCTTAACTGTTTAGACGAATAAAATGGATATTTCTATACCTTATTATGAAGATATGAGTCGTATATCTAACAGTAATATCGGCTGGTTTTTAAAGAAAGGCCCTCGATATCTTAAAGATATGTTAGATGGTACGGCAGAAAGCTTAAAAGCTAAATTTTTAGATAAAGGTACAATGATTCATGAATATATTCTTCAACCAGACGAATTTTGGAAAGATTATATTATATTGGATTTTACAGTACCCAAAGTAAAACAACAAAAAGATTTGCTAGAATTTTATTCTACAGCAAAGCTAACAGATCCTCTTGCTTCAGAAGATGATATATTACTTATGAGTTATAATACTGCATATAGTAATAATAAATCTATTGATAAAAGAATTAAAGAAGCAAAGGAATTAGTCGAATTATATAAAGACTATATAGAATACTTTCAAAACAAAGATTCTAAAAAGATAATTTCATTTGCAGATTTAAATATGCTTAAAGCCATAAAAAAGAATATGGAAGAACACAAAAAGGCAAATGAATTATTGTTTAAATTTCCAGAAACATTTGAAGTTCATAATGAGTTTCACATAAATTGGGAATATCCAAATGCTTCTCCTATGGGAGATTTAGCTTGTAAATCATTACTTGATAGAGTAATGATAGATCACACAAACAAAAAAATAATATTAGTAGATATTAAAACTACTGCCGATGTATACAATTTCAAACATTCTATTGAAGAATTTGATTATTGTAGACAACTAGCTTACTATTGGTTAGCTATACATTGGTATTTTAAAAATGAACTAAACCTTAAAATTGAAGAGTATGAATACGAATCTTATATTATTGCAGTACAAAGTCATGATGGGTATGAAGTTAGAGTCTTTAAAATCGATCCTAAAGGAATTGAGGAAAGGCTTGTAACAATTGATCTAGCAATTAAAAGAATAGCTTGGCATAAGGGTAATAACTTATGGAATCACACAAAAGAATACTATGATGATGATGGTGCTGAAGTAATATGCTTATAGATAAATATACTAAACATAGTATATTTTCACTTCCTCAAATATTTGGTAATATTTTAAGTAAACGTGACTTGGATGATAGTGAATTTGTTAACATGTATATGAACGATGTTAATAATCCACTCCTTTCAAGTCACGTTTTTTTAGTATTTCATAATATAAAGCCTTATTTGTTAAATGCTTTAAAGCAACATCATTTATTTCATTGTAGTTATACTATAACTATGAGTAAGATTAAATATACAGTTCTAGCTTTTAATAGAGCTTACTGTATACACGTCATAACCAGAAAAATTGAGTATGGTTTATACAAATCACTTGGTTATGAAACAAAAATCAAGATATTGAATTTTTGGAATGCTGGAGTAAATGGTAAACTACATAAGTATTTGTTTGATGAAAATGCTAAAACGATAAAACCATTAAGTGAAAATATTACACTACAAGACACAATAAAGCCCCAATAGTATAATACTAAAGGGGCTTCTTATTGTTGCCTTTAAAAAATTTAGGGCCGTAGACTAAAAGATTGAAATCAAATTATCATAATATTCTAACTTAGATCTTGGATCTCTTGCTTCATATATACTTCTTAAAGGAGTTGCCTTAATTAAGGATCGTTGTAATCGGTTCAGACCTCTATATGGTCCTTTATTTATTTCTTCTGTAGGATCTTGCAAAGCTACTGTAGTTAAATCACCCCAGTACTGTAACGTAGACCATGCCGCAGTAGGAGTATTAAGCATATTAAATACTTCAATAGGTAATACATTACCACGAGTTTCCAAAGAGGCTCTTAACGTAAGATATGCAGCTTCCTTTTTCCACCAGTTATCTCTGTCTTTATCCGCTATAGCACGTATTATGGAAGAAATCAACCAGAAACCTAAAGTAGAAAATAAAAATTCATATGTAATTCTTTTTAAGCAACCTTTTTCATAATCATCTAATTCATCATAATGATCTTTGTACAGTTCTCTTAATTGATCTATTTTACTTTTGTCAAAGTAATGTCTTTTTATATATTCATAAGCTGCCGGTATTTGTGCCTCACTCCACACACCAGTAGAATAATTGAACTGTCTCTTAGTTAAGAATTTAGTTTGTAAGTTAACCAAGATAAAGTTACGATAAATAAGTAATAATTGACCAATCAAAGTAGAATGTAATTTTGATTTATCTAAATCAGTTAACTGAGTATCGATTCTAGTAGCAATTTGTTTAGTAGTGTTCTTGATTCTATTTAAGGTTTTCTCATCCACTATCTTAGCATACTCTGGTCTTACTACTAATTGATTATCTTTAACTTCAAAAGCATCAAAGAATGTGATGTTTAATGCTTTCCAGGCAGCTTTACCTTTTTTCTTATCTTTGAATTTTCTTAAGAACTGATTCTTATTTACAAATTTACCAGTTTCAGGATCATACTTATTAAAGAAAGCAACAGATAAAGCTGATTTACCTTTAGTAATGATATCACCTATTTCGTGGCCAAAATACCAGTAATGTTGATTCAAAGCCCTGAGTAATCGAGACTGATTTAATTTGCTAAATGTCTGTTCATTATCTCTAACTACACCTAAAAATTCAAGATAACACAATACCTTGTTTTTATTGTTAGCTTTACCTATATTTTTAATAGCATCTACATAAGCTGGTAACAAGGTTTTAGTTGCTTTAGCAAGTTCCTCATTTCCAAAGTAAATACCAGACATTGCTTCCAATCTATTTTGAATCTTGTTTGTAATCAAACCTGTTAGAATAACATTAAGATTCTGAGATATACCTTGGATTCTTGTATATGCCGCTAAGTTATTTACTAATTTATCAATACTTAATTTAACGTGTTTGCCTTTTGGTAGTTTTATATCAACTTCTTTAGCATCTTTCTCCATGCCATAAACAAAACGATCCATTAAGTCTTTCATTTTGTCATAAGTTTTACTTTCTACTCCAGATATTCTACCACCCTTTTTATCTTTAAAATCCATTCTACTAACGAAATCTAAAGCTAATTCTAATTCAGGAGCAGCTTCACTCATCTTTTCGTAGTTTACAGCCATTTTGTAGTAATGAATGATAGAACCTACTACATCGTTTGTAATTGCATCAGGATTATCCAGCATTTTAATATATCTGGTAGGTATTAATTTAACTAAAGATCCATCAGATCTTTTAGCATTTTCTATCATATACCTATCATCATCATCTTTTACTGTATATAAATCCTGTGCAGCGTAAGCTATACCTTTTAAGAAGTTATCTTTACTACGGATTTGAGTCCATGAACCACCTTCAATCTGAGGTAATTTGTATTTATTAGCGTATCTTAAGAATCCAATTTTAGAATTAGATAAATCCATAACATCCACTAAAGCGTCATATAATGCTTTTAATTTAGGATCACTTGTAATCTTTTTATAAGCGGCGCTATTATCAAAGTATTTGGGATTTGGTATTACAGTTTCACCGCGATCTTCGTACTTAGTAAATCTAGGATCATAGAATGGAGATTCTCTATCAATTTCTGCCCAAGACCTATTAGGTATTCTTTCTACGTATTTTGATTTAAATTCATCCTTTGGAACTAATTTACGCCAGAAAGAAGCTGGTACAACGTCACCTCTAGAAGTGTATCTAGCATTTACAGAGAACCATGCGTTAAATGCTGCTTCACCCTGTTTTTCCATACGTTCAAATTCTTCATAGAATTTAGGGTTGATATCCCACTTAGCTATTTCCATTACTCTAGATTTTTTTGATTTATCTCTGTTAGCAATAGCTTCATCGGATATCATTACGTCATATGTATTTATCATAGACTTAACATTCTCAGGCATGGCATCAGTATTAAATGTACCGTCTTCTCTAGCATACAATTTCAAGAGATTCTTTCTAGCGTTTTCATACAATACTTGATTGTCAGATTTAATCGGATTAGAGGATAGCATTTTAACATCTTCCCAGAATTCTTCTTTAATTCTTTCAACAGAATTTCTCTGCTCCCATTTCTTGAATAATTCTGGAGAAAGATTCTTCTTAGCAACCGCTTTAGCTTTGTTGTACTTTTCCATATTGGGTTTATAGTTCAACTTAGTTCTAAGCTTTTCATTATATTGCTGCATTTCTCTAGCTATTTCCAAATCTAAACCAGCTTTTGTAGTACCATCTGCATAAAATGGGTTTGCTAAATTACGTCTACTATTTTCTAATTCTTGTAATTTACCATAGTCTTCATCAGATAATAATTCTCTATGTATATCACCATTTTCATCTCTAGTGTTATTAAGAAGCAAATTAATTTCCATATTAATTGTATCTCTTCTTGTTCTAGCTTCTTCACTAAGACTGTTTGTTAATTCATAATACTCTGGTACAAATCTACGAATACTGTATTTAGCGTGCCATTTATTGTTTTCAGTATTCCAAATTTTTAACTGTTCTTTATTTAATAAACCCGGCACTTCTGATATATCTTTATCTCCGAAGCCTAATTTATCTGCTAAATCTCTTTGATATTTGAAAAGCTTCTGATAATGTTCACCGTAATTCAAATCTCTAGTCATAAACCCTGTTTTATGACCATCTTTTGTTTTCTCATGGAAATAAGCCAATTTAGCTTTATCTACTTGATCTAATAGATTTAATAATTCTTTACCTTTGATTCTCTCTTCATCTGCCACAGCATTTTTAACAGCAATTATTTTATTCATCATAATTCTAACTAATTCACTATTTGAATACTGTGTACTGCCTATCCATTGATCCCACAAGTTAATATCCAAATCGCCTTCTTCTAGAATGTTTTTCAATTGATCTACAGTATAAGAACCGGCTTTGGTAGCTTCTTTTATGAAATTATCTTTGGCGATTATGTCAACTACATTATTGAAATTTCTAACAAGTTCTGCATAATTGCCCATGATTCTTTTTAACGCTACTTTTGTATCATTAATCAATTGTTCATTATTGAAATAATCAAAAGTAGTATCATCATCTAGCATATTCTGCAAATTAGTAGCAATATTGTTATAGAATCCAATATAACCTTTTTTAATCAGATCCAATTCAGCATTAGAGATTTCATGATCATTACCGTATTTAGCAGCTTCTTTTACTTTGGATAATATTCTTAAAGTTTCATCTAATGCAGAATTGATATCTTGATCCATGTAATCTATGAATTCTAAAGTAGCTTTATCATTTTCTAATTGATTTAATCTAAATTCTAAAGCTCTCAATTCATCTAGTTTATTTGGATTTGTATATTTAGAATACTGGATATCTTTCATTCTACGATGAATAGAAGACATTAATTTGTCATACACATTATTTATAGTAGCTGGTACAAATGTAGGTTTATTAATAGTCTCATTGGCTTTTAAAACAACATCTACAGAAGATTCTCCTTTACTTACATTTTCCGGAGTAAACTGGTTGGAGAATACAATAGATTTGGCTTTAATTGCTTTTACAGCATCATTTTTATAATGCTTCAACAAGTCATTAAATAGTTTAGAAGACTCTCCATTGGGAGTCTTATCTAAACCATAGCCATTGTTTTCTGAAAGAACATAATATGCGGCATTCTCACTACCTAATATTTCTGTATACTCTTTAAGTAAAGCTGCAACTTCTGGATTTTTAATATTTAAACACTGCATAATTATTCACATTCTTTTTTACGTTGTTTACCCATTTTATCTAATTCCTCTGTAGCAGAATCATTTGCTGCTTGTTTCAAGTCAGCTGTAGTAGCAGATACAAATTCTTCATCTAAATCATAATCCTCTACTACTTGTTGTTTTGCTTTTTCTAAAGTCTGAACCATTACATAGTTCTTTGCTCTAGATACTGCCACATACTTCAATTCTTGTCTTACTTCTTGACCATTTTTATCATTAAACCCAAAAGTATTTATACTACTGTCGTTAATTAAAACTTTACTATAAGTACCACCTTGAGATTTATGAATTGTGTGAGCATATCCGTAATCAAACGATTTTCTAAGCTTTAATCTACCGTTAGCGTCTTTGATATCTCGCATAGTGTGAATTTTATTTTGTATCCTATTAATTTTTTCAACAACAGATCTAGCTGCAGTCGGATTTCCCTCAGCTAACAATTGCTTACGCATACTCCACAAGGTCTGTATATATTCTTGAACTTTTATGATATTTTCATCTGTTTCAAAATTAGATACTACATCAATAGTAAACGAAGAAGCAGAAGTATCTATTGCGTCTTTGAGAGTAACTTTATATCCTTCCATACTTATACTTTCTTTTCTGTCAGGATATGTTAAATCAATTTGAATAGTAGTGGGTTTAACACTTTGCACTACGTAGTCTCCACTATTCATTAATTTGTATTTCTTTCTTAAAGAATCGTATTCTCTATTAGAATAACCCATTACAAGTTCTCCTTCATACAATTGTGCTGGTCTCCTACCATACAGAATTTGTCTTATTGCAGAGTTATAAGCTTCTACAGAAGCATTTGTTGCAGCCAAGACTCTAAAATATAGAGGATCTTGTGAATCTTTCATTTCTTTTAATGAAGTTTTAACAAATTCTCTAATTCTAGTTTTGTCTGATGAATATTCAACTCCTTGACCATTAGGAGCAATGTCTGTTTCATAGCTAAAGCCTTCCCCATTTCTTACTCTAGTAGATTCTTTTAATATAGGATTATCTCCAGTTCTTTCTACTTTGGTTAACTGCAATTGTGCACCATCATTTCTAAATACTTTAGATATATTATTTGCTCTTACTGGTCTTAATTGACCTTTATCCCCCACGAATATGATCTGAGCACCTTTTGCTGCAATTTGTTTAAGTAAGAAATCGTATAAACTATCTTGAATCATTGAAGCCTCATCAACTATAACTATTGAAGCATCTTCTATTTTAACAGCAGCTACTTGTTCAAATTTCAATTTGTGTAGATCAAATACATCTTCAGTAATATCAAAATCAGGACGCAATCCCAATAAACTTTGAAGTGTAAATACTTTTGCGTTTGGGGTTTTCTGTATAGTTACAGCGTTCGCTCTATGAGTTGGAGCTGAGAAAATAATATCTGCATGTATTCTACGCTTCAAATACTTATTAAATATACCCATAATAGTAGTCTTACCTGTACCAGCATAACCAGACAAAGTAATAGATGTATCATCTCCATTAACAAATGCTTCTAACTCTTTCAAAGCAGACTTCTGTTGGTCATTCAATTCAAAATCTAATTTAACTTCTAAACCATCATCAAAAGTATATACATATTTATCTTGTATTTGCTTAGTTTCTTCAACAGCTTGTTTTACTTCTTCTACTTTGGGTAAAGCTTCTGTTAAACCTACTTGACTGGCATATTGTTGAAGTTCAGTAAATGATGCGGCTTCACCGTTTCTCGATTGATAAGTCTTAGACCATAAATCAACATTTTCAGTAGCTACAGTCTGTAAAGCATTTTCATTGAATTCTCCAGCTTGGTTGAATATCTTAGTCTGTAAACTAGCTTTGACAGGAGTCAAATCTTGTACATAGGTTATAGCCTTAGATGGTGTAAAGTCTATGCCGGTAGGTACTACATTGTTATAACCTACAGAAGATTTCTTAAAGCCAAATTCAACAAGTACATTACCCTTATAACTTAAACCTTTCTTATTAATCAATTGATATACTGGTACTTTATTTTCATCTACACCAATATATTTATATAAGAAAGTAGTTCTAGGGTCATTGTTCTTATCTAATTTAACCTTCTTATAAAGGTAATGTATAGGATCACCTGCTTCATTATAACCTACAATACCTCTGAATTTACTAGATTCATCATAGATTATAGAAGGTATTTCAACTTGTTCTCCTTTCTTATTAGTTACAAATAATCCACTACCATCATGAGCAACAGGTCTGTATACCGCTCTACCTTCTTCTTCAATAGTTTCATAGCTAGAATCCAATTTATAGTATTCAATAGCAGGAACTACGTGATCATTCCACCACAGATTTCTAATTACTTCTTGTAAGTCTATCTGAGATATAACATTTTCTGGATGCTTTTCTAATTCTCTAATATAATCAAAATATCCTATTTCCTCTCTTATAGAGTTAGGAACATATCTAAATATATTGTTCTTACCGAAAGCATCTCCAGACGTATAGAAAGAATATATTGCAAGATCTTTAGCAAAGTCTCTTACTTCTTTATAATCACTTTCATAAAGTTCTTCCCAAGCACGAATTATTTCATTTTCTAAATTATTATCACCACTCTTATTGGGTTTATATGCAATGAAGTCAGGTCCTTGTAATTCTGCAGCATCTTCTTTAGGTCTACTAAAGATGTTGTTAATCAACACATTTGAAAAACTACCATCACTCCCAAGTAATGAAGGATATTTGCCTTGTAATATATCAGATTTAAGTCTATCCAATCTTCTAGAAATACTATCATTACCAAATAACATGCCACGGAATCCCATTTGATTATCTTTAACATATTGATTAAAGAATTTAGTCTTATAGGATACTTCCATTGCTCTAGTGATATTGTTAATATATGTATCATCACTTACTGCATAGCCTTTGGTATAGTATTCAATTAATGATCGTAAGGTTTCAAATTCTGGAGTAAGTCTAATCATGACATTCTGGAATGCATTTCTAGGAAATACTAATCCATCGATCATTTTCTTACCCAAGAATGTATTAGTAAACACTTTCAAAGGATTGTCGAAAACAGCCTGTTCAGTCATATACTGTTTCCATTTATCCAAGAATGCGCTTTGTAAACCAAAGTTATTACCAAATCTCTTAGTATCAATTTGAGATAAGTTAGTTAATTCTGACAAACTCTTAGAAAATGGAGTTAATTCTTCATAAGCCTTAAGAATTAATAATTGATTATAGTACCAATCAAAAGTTTCAGTTTTCTGCAATTGTTTTCTAAGATGTGGTACAGTAAACATAGTTTTTCTTTGATTAGTACTTACACCTTTATCCTTAAGATAGTTCAGAAGATTCTCTTTCTTACCACCGGATAACTCTTTTGCTTTCTTATAGTAATCGTTCCAAATTTTAGTAAATGCTAATCTTTCAGGATTTTTACCAGCAGGTATTTCAACACCATAAAAACCAGAATATTTATCATATTCAGTTGCATAGTCTTTTAATATCTGTTGAGGTAAGAAATAGAATGTACTTTCACCTTTACCACTTCTAATTAAGAAGTTAGTCATGTTAAAAGTTAATTTACGTACATTCAAACGAATAATATATGGGTCTTTAGCTACGTCTACGTGAGCATTAATCAAAGCTGATAACCAGTCTAAAACATTGATCTTATTTGTATCTTCACTTTGAATGTGATGCAAATCACGTATACCATAATCATTCAATACTTTATTTGGTTTGAAATTCAATTTAACTAATTGAGTTAATACTTGATGAGCATTAGCTAACGCAAATGGACCAATACCAAACTTACCACCATTCAACTCAGCTTTAGTCCTACTCTGGAATGCTGGAGTAGAGAAATACAATTGAGATTTACTAGTTCTCTTACCTTGACCAGTTAATTTATCAACATCCTTAAGAATCTTATCTTTCAGATAATCTGTCACAGTATCAAGAGGCTGTCTAGCTTCTGCAAAGTTCATAGGATTGCTAATTACTGACAAATACATATCAAGAAGCATGTTTTCATTTGCTTCTCTACTATTTGCTTCAAAATCAGTTTTACCATTGTATCTCTCATAAGCTTTTCTTACTACAGTTTCATCATCTAAACCAATAGCTTTCAATCTCTGAACATACTGATCTTTTGTTTCGAACTTGATTCTATTACCATTATTGTCATAGTTATATCTTGCTATAAATAATTTATCAATCGCTTGTACCCACTGTTTCCAGTGGGGCTAGACTATATCTTCACTTTGATAGTGCTCCCCATTTCGCCTTTCGGCTACTCTACTTGCTTCTTCGATCATTTTTTGATCTATGCGTTCGATAGTCGTTGAACTTTCCCCTATACGGGGCTTAGCTGCTGATTGTCCAATCTCATTGTTTTTCAAACATTCGCACATATCTTTTCAGATTATGCTGTAGTAAATGAGCTCTAAGGGGTTTCCAGCAATTAAAGGAGTTTTACTTCAACTATGTTGTTAATCGAAGTCTGACCCAGTAAGGGCTGTAAATTCATCAGGAAGAGTAATAGTATCACCAATCTGTTCAGGATAAACGTCCACCACTTTTAAAGCTGCTGTAGAAGCTTGACCCTGTGCAGGGATACGATAACCCATAGCTATTGCCTTTGTATCTGGACCAATTATATCGTGGTTTATTAACCACGCTTTAGCTTGACTGAAAGTCATTTTATCATAATTAGGTATGATGTGTTTCAATAAGTTAATTGATATAACACAATCCATACTACCATCATTATTAACAAAATTAAGCTTTCTTACATGGTTGGCATCAGATGTTACAGCTAATCTATTATATAAGATAGAAGACATCTGAATAAACATACCACCAGGTAGATTAGTATCTACTATGGCTTTATTCAACATTGATATAAGACCACTTTCAATCCAAGAATTATCGGATAAACCTGAAATAGGAGCATTAGTGTTGCCATCTTCTACAGTAAGACCATTCAAAACATTATCGTTCATGTTTGAATTTTCTGCTTTTCTCTTAAGAATATTGGCAAACTTAACAATACTAGCTTGTGGATTATTGGCATCAATACCGAAGTCTTTTTCTATACTCTTTCTACCAAATTCAGTAATAGCATTATGTGCTCCATTGAAGTTATCAATAACCTCTTGTCCTGAGTAAGATACACCGTTGGGAGTAGTATATGTCCAAGCTGTTCTAATGTTACCCATAGCTGCTTTTTGAGCCTGAGATACAAACATCTGTCTATCTGCATGGTGTGGATCAGTTACTAGCTGACGTCTAAAATTAACTAAAGACTGTTTGTGAGTAGGCATATTCATTAAACCTTCTACGTCTACCTTGGTATTTGATTTATCTGTGTAAATCTTAGATTTAACTTCTTCAACTCTTTGACCAACTTTAACTGCAGATTCAAACGCAAGCATGTGTATGTTTCTGGCTTGCATTACTTTTAATACTTCTCCCATATCCCCTGTAGAGAATATTCTATGAACTGGGAACATAGCCATTTTGTCAAATACGGGTATGTCTCTCTTTGCATTTACATCATAATGATCGCCGAAATACATTAACTTCAAAGGTTTTAATGTAACGGCTAAGGCTTCATTATAAGTATCTGCATCAGCTTCATAATCTGTTTCAGGGTTATTCAATATATCAAAAGCTTTAGCTACTTCAGGAGTCCATCCATCAATTCTTCTAACTAATTCTTTATAGAATTCAGGAGAGATAAGTACTGTAGCATCCGTTTGGTTTACTTTGGTATAACCACCAAATTTACTATCAACTACAAGATTAGCAGCATCTTCAACGTCTTGGGGCAATGCTTCACCACTCTCATACATTGCAAGAGCTTCTTCTTGAGTCATATCATGCATTTCCTGTAACAGTCTTACTGCAGCTGACTTTTTAGCAAATTCATTGATTCTATCAAGCTGTCTACTAGGTATTACATTATCTGATAAAGTACCTACATTAACTTCAGTTAAGTTTGATAATTCATTACCTTCTCCATAATCTATTCTAGGAGTAACACCAGTTGACAATACCTCACGAAGACGTTTAATTTTATCTACAGGATCTTTATAATATGCAGGATCTTTAATAAATAACTTCTCAAATTCTATTACTGAGGATATAGTATTAGCAAAATAGTTTGCCATTAACTCTGTAGCAGCTAACTCTTTGCTGTATTTTGATACCTCTTGACGTTTTTTATAGTGATTTTCTGCATCATCCAATGCCTTTTGAGGAAGCGCTAAGCTCTTTACACTAGCAAAATCCTTACCATTCCAATCAATTATACCTATTTCTTTTGCATAATCCAATTCGTCTTTAAAAGCATCTGTTAAATATTCATTCATTAACAAAGCTTTATCAGAGTTACTCATCTTAGCCCAAGCTGCTTTTATTTGATTTACTACGGATAATGCTAAGTCACTACCACCAATGTCTTCAGCAAGTTTAAGAGCTTCATTGAAATTAGAGAAATCATCTACAAATTCAATACCACCTAAAGTTGGTTGTTCTTTAAGTTTAAAGAACCCGTTGAAATATCTAAATCTGTAACCATTTCTATTACCAATATCATAGTTCTTTACTTTTTGTTCCTTTGTCAGATTACCTTCATTCTTATAGTTGAATTCAATAGTATCTAATTCAGTTTCAAAGTAATTAATAAATCTGGTTAATACTTTGGCATTAAATTTAACTTGATTGTTAGTAGTATCTAAAGGTTGATTGAAATTGTTGATAGCTGTGCCATATAAAGTATTATATGTCTGAGAGTCACCCATAGTAGGTAAAACAATTCTACCTTTCTGAGTAAGTGTCATTTTAGCAATATAATCTTCCAATGGTGAGATTTCTGTATACTTACGTCCTTTATCACCACTACCCTGTTCCTTGAAATAAACCAAAGTTTCAACACCTATTTTACCAGATGCGGTAGGATTATTATAAAGATTTGTAAGTAAATAGGAACCTTTGAAATAATTAGGGTTAGCATTGTTACCAGTATTATATAATACCTTAGTAAGAGCTTCTACTGTAGCTGGATCATTATCAAGATTCTGAACCATATCTGTTAAGTAGTTATGATCAGATATAGGATATAACAACTTACCATCAGTAGACAATACAGACAACTCATCTGAGTTAGGATGTGTCATACCATACGTTTCAGACAATCTACCTAAGAATTTAGAATCATCATAGTATCTGCTGATATGTCTATTAAATGTACCAGGTACATTACCAGATGGTTCAATTTTCAGTACATCTTTTAACTTATTACCAAATAAGAATGATAAACCAGCATTACTACCATCAGTAAACAAATTTACTATTTGCTCTGCAGGATTTGGATCATAATATTCTTTAATCAAAAATGAATTTAATGTAGCCATATCTACAGATATGCCGGCTCTACTTAAAAGCGACAATACATTATCTTTTATCTTGATAACATTAGCTTCTACATACTCTTTGTAAGTCTGACCATTCTTAAGCTTAGCGTTTGGTTTATTCTTATAGTTCTTGAGTAAGTTATTAATCTTGTGATAATCATCTAATAATAATTCTACATTAGTTTTATTATCAGTAGTTTTCAATGTATAACTATCACCATCAAAATTTATTAACTCAGTCATTCTAAGTAAACCATAGTTCCAACCTTCGATTATATTCTTAGAAATCTTATTTGCATTCTCATCCTTTACATACAAGTTAGTCTGATCATTACCATTAGTATTCTCAATCTTTTCAGACAAGATACCAATAAGTTTATGTTTAGCTTTTCTAAAGGTATTTCTAAATTGAGTCTGTAAATTCTCTCTAGCTATTACTTGGGCTTCTGATTCTCCTGGAACGGTCTTTGATATTTTATACAATTCTCTGTATAATGTGTCAAAGATAGGTAATGATTTTGCACATTTAGCACATTTATTCATCATACCTTCAAATGTGTTCTCTGAATGCAATTCATTGATTATAGTATTCCATGTAGAATCAAAATCAACCATAAGAGGTAAACCTGTAACAGGACTTAATACCGTTCTAGTTTTCTGTACCTTTGCAACAGAACCATCTTCTTTTTTAACATCTGCCTCATAGAATTCTCTTTTAGGCATAGTAGCAATGAAGATCTTAATAGATGCTAAAGCATTATCTTTTACTGAGGTTTCTAATGACTCACGGATATATGTAGCCATTTGATCTCCTACAGCAGAACCTTCAGCCTTTTCATCTATTTCTTGGTCGATGTTTTCCTGTTTGTCTACAGCTCTGATTTGATATTCATTCAGTTTCCTTATAATTGCTGGTAAGAATACACTATCAAAGGTTTCATATATTTCTTTTCTAGCCTCCCCTTGTTCTTTGGTAATCTTTCCATTTTCTACAAGTTTATCTGTTAATGAAGGTTCTAATGCGCTCTTTAACAAACTATAATTTAAACCTGTTAAATCATCTCGCATCTTTATGTTATTCAAAGTAAACAAAGAAGCAACTAATGAATTAACACTTTCTTTAAATTGTGTATTTGTGATATTCTTGAAATTGTGACCACCCAATTTAAATGGAGCTCCCGCACCTTTATAAGTATTTAAGAACTCCTGTACAGCTGCAGAATTCTGTTTAGATCTACTATAATAACCTGTATTGATCCTATCAAAGATGTTGTCAATAGTAGTATCAGTTCTCCAAACCCATTTACTAATAAAGTTTTTGATTGCTTTCCAAGCTCTTTTAACGATATTTAAATCAGGTTCAACTTTATTCAGCATATACTGCCTAAAGTCTTCTGCAAGAGCTTCTTCAATGTCTTTATCAGTACCGATTAAACCAGTTCTATTTCTATAAGCTTCGTATATCTTACGACGTTCTTTGGGTGAAATAGTTAACAATGATATTCTATGATATGCTTCATGATATAAAGTACCTATTTCTGCGCCTTTCCACAGTAATGTAGAATCCTGCCTAACAAGACCCATAGCATACACATTGTTACCTAGTGATATAGCATCATCTACTATTGTAAGAGAATCGCTTTGGAAACCTAATTTCTTTTTGAACCATTCTATTTCCTCGTTAGACACCTCTTTAGTTACTTTACCAGTAAGACGTCTCATAGGAATATCAATGTCATCGTCTTCTATAGCAAACGGGTCAATTGTGCCATTCTTGGTAATTTCATTAATCTTTTTTGATTCTTCTGTTAATTCTTCTGGCTCTACTGCAGAAGTACCTGTAGGGATATTAGATACATTTTCAACCTTATTTTTAGTTTCTTCAACTGCCTTATCACTTTCTACTTTCTTAGATATGGTTTGAATATCATCCGCATAAGCAAAAGAATCTTTAAACAATTGATCCTGTAAATCACTTTGGATTAAATTGTTAGTAACAAACAAACCCATTGTATACATAGGCGTATGTTCTGCATTACCTAAGAAGTCTTCTCTACGTAATATTACGCCAGGAATAGCGTCTTCCCATATATAAGAACTGTTTTTTGTAAACGCTTCTTTTAAGGAAGGTAAAGCATCACCTATAGGACTAAAGAAATTTTCTCTATTAGCTCTCCAGTGAAATCCCATTAAATCATTAATAAGATCTTCTTTGTCTTGAGAAGACATATTACCTACATGATAAGATTTTTCTCCTACTACCAGATCACCTTTATCATTTACATAAAGCTGTTTCTTCTTCATCCAATTGAAGGTAGGAATATCAGATGTAACTTTGGTTTTATCACCGAAACGAACCATAAAGTCAATCAATTCCCCAGCTACAATTTCTGTATTCTTATAATAAGACTCAGGAGAAGCTCCATAATTCAAAAGTAAATCTGCAAGAAATTCAGCTTGTTTTCTGTCAAATCTTTGTAAATTAACTTGTACAGGTATCTCTGAATTATTAAGTGTACTAGATTTGGGGGGATAGATAAATAACTGACCACTACCACCAGTACCATTCAATATTTCACCACCAGCGCCAAGAATCAAACTGTCAGAAATAATACCATTACTGATACCAAAGGTTACATTTTCTGGAGTAATGTCATACACATTGGATGGAATTGCAAAACCTTTTACTTCTTGTACAGGTCTGAATACTGCCTTTTGACCATTTCTATTTACATTATATCTACCTCTAGTTCTACTGATAGTACTTGGTACAATAACTTCATTCTCTGTCTTATTTTCAATGGCAGTAATGATTGCGTTTCTAAAAGATTTTAAGTCATTTATAGAAACTTCATTAGCTTGTTCAATTGTATTAAGCTCTTCTGCTGTAGCACTATTACGAATACCTGCAATATCTACATCAAATTTAGTTCTAGCTCCTTTAGGAGTCTTAAGTGCTAAAGCATACTTACCAGTAGGATGTTCTACACTTAATATGATAGAGGCACTATCATATGTAGTCTTATCACCCTTTTTGTATGGCTTACTACCTTTTTCAGTATAAGATTCATTGATAATAAATTCACAGAAACTATCTGTAAAGAAATTAGGATCTTTGATTCTTTCTGCTAATTCTTTACCAGATTTATAACCCGGTAATATAGGAGTAGTAGAATCCGGGGAGAAGAACAGTGTATGTGATACGGTATCTTTAGCTAATTCTTCTACTTCTAAAGAATCTTCATATTCTCTAGATTCAGAATCCATATCTGTTTTACTGTCATGTTTCTGTTCAGTAGCTAATTTCTTTTTAGCCTGTTCAACTTTCTGTTCTACAGTAATATCCGGAGTAATAGTATCAACTGTTTGTGATACTTTCTTATCTTCATCTGTAGCAGCAGCTAAAGGATCTGCATCTGCATTGGCAGCTGCTCTCAAATCTTTATCTGTAGCAAAAGCAAACTCTTCATCCTCTTCTTCAACATCTTCTACTACTGGAGCTTTTGTCTTACTTTCTTCTGCAATCCTTTTACGTTCTGCTTCAAATTCTGCAGCTAGTTCTTCCAAACTCTTTGTAGGAAATTCTTCATCACGTTTAGTTGCTGGTTCTGTTTTTTCTTCAGGCTGCATTTTAGGTGTTGCTTCAGGAGCAGTAGGTTCTGGTGCAGGTATTTCTGTGTTTACTTTGGATTTTGCTCTAGAATCCATTACAGGAGATTGTGGTTTTTCAACTTCCTCTCTTTGTACTCCTGGAGCAATTTTACTTGCTGCTACAGTTTCATTGTTGTCTGTACCATTATCAGCTACTTCTTTTTCTGTAGAAGCAATATCTTGTTCAACAATCTGCTTGGCGTTATCTTCTGCAATTCTACTAGATTCATCTGAATTATTCAGGTAGTTCTCAATTCTCTTTTTGATATTATTTAATACCTTTTTCTTTGATTTATCTGTAGCTTTGTCAAAACTAGTAAGTTTGCCATCTTCCAGAGTATTACCGAATATCTCATTCATTTTATGCTCTGCTACCAAAGCATCATGCTGAGCTAACATTAAGTTTGCATAGCTATCTACACCTGTCTGCATAACATGAGGAGCTGCTACAAAATCTGTACTAAACTTTGTATCAGCAGCTACTTGAGCCAATTGACTATCAATGTTCTTAATAGCTTTAGGTATAGTCTTTAAAATAGATTTAGCTACAGAATTATCACTATTAGTAATACCAAATTTAGTTTTACCATCTTCTGCTGGAGCTTCAATCGCATTCTTTAACTCCTGTAAAGCTTCTTTCTGTACATTCAACTTAGTCAAAGTAATAGCTGCTAGCTTTTCTTCTGGAGTGTAATTACTCAATAAAGCATCTTCAGAAAGATCTGCATACAATTTATTATCTGCATCCTGAGCTGCTTTTGCATTGTTTACAGCTTCTTGTAAATCTAATTGAGCTACATGCTGTAAACCAATTAATGTATTATATTCTGTAGTACCTGCAGAATAACCTAATTGTTTACCAATGTTCTTAGTAGTCTTAGACTTAGCTAAGTTAAATACATTATTCGCAGTTTTGATTTCAGCATTTATATCTTCCTCAGTAAGACCATCAGGCATATGATATTTAAAATTCTCTAATACTTCAAGTACACTATCTTTGTAATTGAGCATAGATTTTGATGCTTTATCAGCATATGTTACTGCTTTATTCATAGCATCTTTCTTAGCCATATTATCTGCTACCATATCTCTAACAAAAGTGTTGGCAACAAAGTCTTTACGCATATCAATACCAGCATGATACGCAGTAGTAGGACCACCTAAGTACATACCTAATGCGAAACCACCCTTTACATCATTCCAGAATTGAGGATCATTGGCTAATTCTGATTCAGTATCTATTCCTGATAAAATTTTTGCAGTACGGTAATTAGCTTCGGCTAACCCAAGTAATGATGAAAATACACCAGAAGAATTTTTATCGTACTGATTGTGAATATAATCGTAATCAAATATATCCTGATCACCTTCTTCAAAAGCTTCAACAGTAGCAGCAAAACCCATACGAGCTAGAGCTTTAGCACCCTTGCTCAACATATTCATTTTGGGACTATTGTAAGCTAATCTAGCATTAAATCCGGTGTAAGCATCAATAAGCTTATTATAATTCTTAGTAGCAGTATCAGATAATTTAACTAAAGGCTTTAATGCGCTAGCTATAGGTTTAGTTATAATTTTACCCATAGCTTTACCTAATGGGGCAAATATCAAAGCTGATTGTGCAGCATCCATTGCAGACAAAGCCATGTTATTATTGTAAACATTTTCTAAGCCATTATCTGCTGAATCTTTTAAAGAGTTTAGAACTTCATCGGAAATTTTAATCTCTCCAGATAAAGTTCTATCTATAATTTCATCATCTGAAATCTTTGTAACATCTATATTAGGATTCTGTTGTTTCAATTGATCTCTACCCATTTGAACATAGTCTTGGATAGATACACCTTTACTTTCAAGATCTTTTTCAATCTTAGAACGATATGCTCCATACACTTGCGCCAATGATTCTCTATGTCTACTATAGATATTACCTGCTAAACTTAGTGCTGTAGCAGCAATAGCTGAGCTCCAACCAATAAGATTAGATGCTGCACCAATACCAGGAACTGCATTCAAAGCGCCAGTAGTAGCATAATGTCTACCAAGATATAAAGCACCTGTTGCTAATGCGTCAGCTACATAGGATTCAACAGTAGACATTGATGAACCTGTTAAACCAGGTCCGGCGTATAATACATAATCAGAATCATAGAAAGGCTTATCTTGAGCTTTCTGTTCTTTTATTTGAAATCTAGCAGAAGGTTTGTATCTTTCAGATCTAGATGTGATAGAATCATAATAATCTTGAATGCTCTTATTTACTTCGGATTGTTCGTTTACCCACCAATCTCTTACCCCATTTAAGTATTCAATTCTCTTATCAACATCTGTACCTTCTGAATCATTGTACTTTGCTAATATCGTGTTATACTTTTCAGAATTGGCTTCTAAATTGTTTTTAAGAATTTCATATTGCTGTAAGGTATTTTGATATTCTTGAGAGCTCTTATCCATAGTAGGTAAGACGCTTTCAAGATTCAAAAGCATTTTCTTATCATTTAAATATTGTAATTCATAATCAATATCTTCAATAACAGGATTAATGTCTTTTACTAATTTAGCTCTTTCAGACATCAGATTAATTTGATCTCTATTATTAGCAAAAGTAGTCCAAGCATCCCTTAAATAACTCTTATCCTTTAGTGTTTCTTCTGGAGTTTCTTTATTTAACAGATACGCATATTCATAATCATCTAATGGAGTTGTTTCTAAGTTCCTATCATAACCTGTTTTAATATTAGTGATAGGAGAATACTGAGCATTGACCGTATCCATAGCCTTACCTAATAAGGCTGCTTTGCTAGGTGTATTGTCAGTAGGATATTGACCTAATATAGATTTTTCCATATATTATTGTAATAAACTGTTTATTAAACTATCATAAGCATCAGTAAATGATTGCTCATAATTATCATTCTGTAATTTTGAACCACCATGAATATCATTAACTTCTTGATCAAATGTCATTCTAGTCATACCATGTGGATCAATCGGCTCCATTGTATCAAATGTAAAATATTCACCAGTTAATGGTACATTCCCACCATAAGCATCATTGTAATCTTTTTTATCAATAGGCTTGACATTTAAACCTGTTTCTGCAGATATACCCATTGAATTACTAACCATAGATTTAAAACTATCTACATCATATCCAGCATTCTTAATAGCTTGTAAAGGTATTCTTACACTTACTCTCTGCATTAATTGAGGAATGCCATCTACCACTGATGACATGATTCTACCTCTAGGAGTTTTGATAACGTCTTTGAATACTCCAGATTTTAAATCTTCCGCAAAGTTTCTTTCTAATCCATTTGTAGTTTCTACATTGTATTTAATAGAAGGAACCTTCATGATTTTATTTACAAAATCAGTAGCTAATATTAAACCACCTGTGTCTGGTGTAACATATCCTTTAGTTACTGAACCGCCTAAATTAATATCAATTTCATTAGAACTCTTAACTTTATTGTAACTATTAAGAATCATACCAGAAGAAGGGTATGTAATATCGTTCAGTACTCTAGTAGCTGCATCGTAATACTGAGGTAATTTATCAGCTCTTACTCCAGTTTTAGGAAATATTTCTCCAGCTTTGGTTGCAAACAGGTTAGCAATATCATTAGCAGTTGCATCTGACATTTCTTTTCCATAATCCTTTACTAAGGAATTATATTCTTTTGGAGTAATAGTACCGGCCATTAATGCTGATGCAGCTTCTTGGAATTTATTAGTTACAAATCTAGTTTGTGAATATACTGGACTATTTTCTAACTGACGTTTTTCAAATACTACTGCATCATTATATAGCTTTTTATAAGCGTCAGGGTAATCTACAGATTCTTTTTCTGTACCTTTCTTCTTTAATTTAGCAGTTTCTAATGCTTGCTTATATTTCAACGCTTGCATAGCATAAGGATCTACAGTAGGACTTTTACGAATATATTCTTGATTATCTGTATAAGCTCTTTGCATGAAAGCATTAGCTGCATCTTCTTCTGTTGATCCGGGATGATTTCTCATCCACGTTTGCATATGCATTTGTGCTTGCGGAGTAGATAGTATTCCACTTCTATTGGCATCCAGTATGTCTTTAATTTGCTGTCCTGTAACACCGGTCCAAATAAATCCACCTTCTCTACCAAGATAGCTATCCTTCAAATTATTTACATATTCATTAGTTAAGTCTTTTATAGAAGAATAAGCTAAAGGAACTTCATTAAATAATCCTGAAGTAGTAGTATCCCAGTTAGTAAAATCTCTATCATGCCATAGTGAATTATATTTGTCGTGCAACATTAAAATTTGAACTTGCTTTGCATATTCATCAAAATTGGCAGCATTCTGTTTTAATGCAGAAAGTTTAGCTCTATCTACATTATTTATTGCGGATTGTAGAGCCATTTGCCATTCCATACTCTTTATTGCTTCTGGATTCTTAGCAGCTTGATCAATAATCGGAAGTACTTTACCTCTAGTTTCTGCATCCCACGTTTGCATATCTTTCATAGACCTAGAACGAAATTCAGCCCATGAGTTTGCAGCAGTTCTATAATCTGCTAAAGCTTTGTCAACTCTTTCATTTGCCTGCTTACCCAATGTGTATAATTGTTCAAAAGGAATTGGAACATAGGTGTCTATAAATTGAGCTTGTGCAGGATTGTCATATCTATTTACTGCCATAATTATACTGTTAAACTATCAACTAAACTATTTACTGCACCATATCTTAAGAAATTCTGTAAGTAAGGTAATATCTGACGATCTCTACGTGCCTGATTACGCATCTTTTCTTTAGTCTGAGACCATTGACCCAATTGACCAGCAGCAGTGGCACCAAAATTTCTTGCAGCAGCTCTATTACGAGCGTTTAAGTCATTAGTAAGTACAGTATTCTGTACATATTGTTGACCTAAATTGTTCATCATATTTGCGTATTCGCCTAAATATTGATTATTAGCATTATCTCTATTAGCGTATACTGAAGCATTCTGAGCATATTCCCCAGTAGCTAATTGATTTCCATATGCTAAATTCATACCCGTGTTAGGATTGAGTTTAGCCATGTTATTACGAGCGATTGCTCTAGATCTTCTATTAGCTGCAAGAGTGGGTTCTATATTAACTCTACGACTAGCCATAGCTCTATTAATAGCCCCAGTATAAGGATTAAGGACTTGATCTTCTGTTTCAGGTCTACGTCTACTTTGAATCCAATTATACAGTATAGGAGATAAACCAGACAGACTGCCAAAGTTAGATGAAGACTTACCAGGTGTTTTAATCTCATCTGGTGTTAATGTAGGGTTAAATTCTTCAATATTTAACAATGGAGCATAAATAGGATCAGATGTTAAAGACGGATTAAAATCTTCAACATCCAGTAAAGGAGCTTGATTAAGAGAGTTAGTGGCTTTAGCAGACTTACTTGCTGGGGTAGGTTTCCTAACAGATTTAACTTTTGTTATGGGTGCTGCACCAGGTAATGATACTTCAGGGAGATCGTATAAAGGTTCATTTACACCTACAGGTATTGTCTCCCCAGTAATAGGGTTTACGCCTTGTGTAGGTACAGCTTCTCCATAAGGGGCTGCAGTCATACTAGAATTAGTAGAATTCCAATACTTTCTACTACCTAAACCACCTCGTTGATTTAAACCATTTATGTCGAATGCTTCATTCATTGCACTATTGGCAGTTGTAGCTTTTGTTGGTTCTGTAAAGAACTTTTTTAAAGCATCAGCATAAATACCAAAAGCTTCACCACTCAATAAAGGTATTTCTTTACCCAGTTTTCTAGATTTACCATCTGCATATGCCGGTATTCCTTTTACTTTGGGTTTGACACCTTTTTTAGCTTTAACTGCTTCTTGTTCTGTAAGCAATTGTTCATACATTGCATTTGCATTTATCTGATTTAATCTATCAGCATTGCGAGCAAATCTATCTTTTCCTTTACTTCCTTTAGTCATATTAACTAATTTTTTACCTTCTTGTGCAAATGTTTTATTTGTACCCGGTCTTTTAATTTTATCAGATAAAACAGAATCAAGATTAGAAGCATTTACTAAATGATTATCTGTACCTGGTTTACTATTAGGTACTTGTTCAATATTACCAAAATCGTCTCTTATTACTTCATTATTATCTACATAAGCTAAATCTGGTAATATACCACCATTTTCAAAAGTGTAAGCTAGAGAATTATCATCCCAATATTCTTGTTCAAGTGTGGCTGCGTTACCTTTCCCCATTGCTATTTCTTTAGCATTTGCTTTAATACGTTTTTGCTTATTAATTGCATTCTTTCTAAAGATACCTGATACAAGGTTTCCAACACCACCTACAACTCCACCTACCGCTGTACCAATACCAGGAAGAATAGCAGAACCTACAGAAGCACCTTTGGCAGCACCTCCTAGAGTACTGCCAGCAATATCTGCACCAGATCCTTCTTCTGTAAAGCCTTGTAAACCAGCTCCCAATATAGAAGCAATTTCTAAACCTTGATCTATACCAAAAGCGTAAGCTGGAACTTTCTTTTTATTTATTTTCTTTTTCATATTATATCAATGAATATCTGTATGCTGTACTAATATAAGGAACTTTAAATGTATTACCACCATTACAATCATACTTATAATGACAGATTAAATATTTCCCTTTCATTCTATCTCTATAGGATTTGTTTACTAACTCTTCAGCTTCATTTAATTCTCTACTACTACGAGGAACACAGAATTTATAAGTATCTTCTCTATAATCTATATCATCCTGAGTAAGAGTGAAACTAGTTTGCCTTTTAGTTTCAAAGTATATGTTATCAAAGTTAGTATCGTAAGTAAAGTCACCACCATATTCGACATTATCAAATGTTTTAGTTTGAGGGTACTTATCATTTACTATAAATCTAACATAAGATATCTTATCTTTACCAGTAAACATATCTAATTCATTACCTGAGTTATACTTATATACAGCTAAATTCTTATATATCATTAGTTTATCTGTAAATTCAGCATACCAATCAGGTCTATAAGTATAGAATGAAGTAAAAGCTCCAACTTGTTCATTAAATACTAAAGTCTTATCTTCTAGAGTAAGAAGAACTTCATTATATTTTTTATCATATACAGATATAGGATCATTTGTAATTATATCCTTATTATCGTGTAAATAAGATTGTACACCTTTTAATTTAGATACAGTACGTAATTGATTATCAAAACCACATATTTCATTTCTATCAGCATCATACCAGTATACTGTACTATCTGATTGTGTTGCAGTTCTTAATTGATTCTCTTTAGAACCGTTCTTGGTAGTAAAGTAATCAAATCTAGTTAATACACCACCAGTACCTAACGTAAGTGCACCTGCATTATTATCTTGGATAAGAGAACGTTCATTTACAGCAAGTGTGCCAAAAGCGTCAGTTTGCCAGAACAACAAGTTATTTTTAAATAACTTTAAATTGTTTATAGAACCAAATCTGGTATCAACATCTAAGTAATTAGCAACCCTGAATTTAGTCCACGAATCAGTTACTTCCAAGTTAGTCTTAGGTTCTGAGTTCATTACTCTGGTGTCTGTATGTAAATTATCTATACTATATATTGATTTACTAACATAGTTTTTAGCTCTAGGTTGAGCAGAATAAGCATCATTATAAGCATATAATGGCGTATTCTGAACATATATAGAACCTACTTGTACTATATCATTCTCTACAAAGTGATTTGCATAGCCTGTACCAGACTCATAAGTCTTAGCTGTACCTACGGTATCCGTTCTCAATGAGAGATTAATAGAAGATTCTAACGGTATATAAGCACCATTATATGCTCTAATTCTTTCATTATCTGGTTGTTCATAATTATCACTAGCATTATGATATGCAAACATACAATTAGCATAATCTAATACACCAACGTATGTATCACCACCAAATACGTTTACTTTAGTATTACTATTGTCTTTCGCATTGACATAAGATCCTGTACTTATATATACAGAGTTCTGTCTTGTAGCATAACTATTACCACCATAAGGTGTTACAGATTGTCTTAAATTGGCAATGAGAATTGCATTAGCGCTTTCTGGTCCAGCAGCTAATTCTGGTACTTCACCAATCATGGTATTACGAGAAGTCATATCTATACTCTGGAATATTGCACATATACCATGAGGTCCTACCTTTCTGACATTGTTATCATCATAATCAGTGGCTCTAGATACATCACCATATACCCAGTTATAGTACACCATACTACCCACATTAGTAGCTTTGGTTTTCCAAGCGTCATCGTCTAAGTCAAACGGTTCAGTATTAGTGGCAATAGTAATATCCTGAATAGTTGCTGAGTTATAACCGCCCGTAGTGACCTTATTATAATACTTAGCTAATGTAGCATCATACCAAGATTCTGCACCCATATAAATAGCATTATCGGCATCAGAGCCTTTCATAGAATCTCCAAAAGCACCTACACGAGTATATGCCCAACCACTGTTCTTAGCCCAGCTATTACCGGTATTAGTTGTTACATTCTTTAAATCATGTTTTGAAGCCTTTGCTCCAACTAATACTTTAGCTTTTTCTCCTTCTGGTTTAACTCTATCATTAGCTGGTGTACCATTACCCATGTCAGGATCTGGAGTAATAGAAGATCTTAGACGATAAATGCCTTTAATCTCTGTAGCTCTACCTGCTACTTCAGCAGCATTCTCTCTATTTACACATATCTCTGGCGATATAAACAAGAAATACTCACTAGCATTCTGACTACTGAAATCAAATGCGTGTGCATATTTATTATTCTGTGATACCAAACCATGTGAAGTGGAGTAAGTAAGATATGGAAAAGCAGTTAATTGATTTGTATTATCATAATTACAAACACAACTAACAGCTCCTTGCATCAATATTGTCCTATCTGAAATAGTTCTTTCACATCTTACAATCTCATAACCAGTAATCTTCTTACTTTGGATTAAATCACTTGGTATATTAATTGTGAATTGTACACCTAATGGATGTGTAACTACTTCTAGACTATTAGTAGTACTACCACCAATATCTACTCGCATACCTGAAGTAAAGATGTTGTAACCAGGTGCACTAGCTTTAGGCATTCTTATATCTGCAATCCAGTGTGCAGAAGATGCTACATTTTCTTCATTGTAAAATACAATAGCAAAACGATATATTTCATCTCTCATATAACCCCTTGCCATTGATTCTACTTCACTATTACTATAGTTTAATACTTTAGCAGTAGCATCAGCAAAAGATAAAGACCCTGCATCTGACCAGGAACCATCTTCCTCAATGTTATATAAATCTAGAGTAGATGTAGAACGTGCTTTAGAGTTTAATGAGAAAGAATCTTCAGCGAAACCTGTTCTAGATGTAGGGGCATCACTTTCAATTAGATTTGTTTTTATAAATCTATATGAAATATTTTTACCTATACCGCCATATACATACTTACCTGTAGCATCTGGAGCATATAAATACTGACTAGTATCATCATAGTTTGCAGGACAAATACAGTCGTGATTAGTTGGTATATCTTTAGTACTTATTTCTGAAGTAGAAAATGTTATAGAATCTTGTCCAGATGTAGAAGTTAATAATATTTGACCATTCTTATTACATCTATATGCTCTAGCATCAAATTCATCATCACTAATATCCCAGGTTTGTTCAGTGATATTAGCCGCAAATAACATATTGTCTTTAGATTCTATTACTTTGGGAGTAAACAAATAAGTACTTAAACCATTGAATTCTTCTAGAGTAAGCTCATCAATAACTGAACCACCTTTATCTTCATACACTAAAGTATTATTTGAAATACTTATTTCATCTATTACTGTGATAACTGGTTCTGCAGTATTACTAGAGTAATATAGAGAGATTATTCTAGCTCTACTAAAAGAGTTAGTATCAACAGTAGTCTGTAGTTTAATGGACCTATTAGTAGTTTCTTCTTTAGAACTACCATAGATATCTTGGCTGTTAGTATTTTCTAAACTTCTAGATACTGTAATAATTGGAGATAAAACAGATATGGACGTTTCAGATGTTCTGGGATTAAACAATTGATAACAATATTGATACTTACCTGCTTTCAATCCACCTGTACCTAAACCTTTAAAGAATAAAGGTGGTAATTGACTCTTTGGTGATATGTTTAAAGAGTCTACATTAAGATTAGGATGAGTTGTAGCTACATTCAATACTCTAATCTGATGTACACCATCACACCAGTATATCTTAACTAAATCGTCAGATTCCCATTTACAAACACTACTAACAGCATAATGACCATCTATAATAGGAATATCCAATGCTACATTGGACGCTACTGTAGTCACTATAGGTTCAGTTTCAGATGCACCAAAATCGTATCTATAGATATTGAAGTTACTACCTTTCTTAGTAAACACAATTGCCCAATCCCTAATTGTATTTGTATGGACTATTGTTTCACCATTCAAAGTCAATGTAGGATTGAGCTTACGAACGCCTTCAATATTCTGCATTACTCCAGTAGAACTATTATCATTGGCAATAATACGTATATTTTCTGCCCATTGATACTGGTCTGAACTTATGACTGAATAATCTAAGTCACAATTCATACCCTTTGTCCACGTGTTTGTTTGTCTTTGTGCATTCATTATATAGTAGCATTATAAATTATTTGACGTTCCCCAGTATGACTATAAAAAGAATTATGGTCTCTAAATTCAGGTACAATTTTATTCCAATTGTTTTTTATAGATTCTAGACCATCTTCATTAGGCATTAATGCTTCAGCATATGCTTGATTCCTATAGAAATTCCAAGATCTACGAATATCATAATACACTTCCCTATTCATTCTGCCATTAAGATACTCTGGGTATTTCATTTTCATTGTAACATACCAGTAAATAGCTTCTTTATAAGACATTAAGTCTGGTATCAACGGATAACTTTCTTCATCAGTAGGTATAGCACTGTATGATAACTTTAAGTAACCATTAGGTACATTAGTCATTATAAAACCTGGTTTCACGGTATATTGAAAACCTAAACTAGGATTTGTGGAGCTTATAGAATTTAAACTGTGAATATCATAAGTATGCAAATTAATTAAATTTGATAAGATAGTTCTAAGATTTTGATTACTATTAATCATTTCAATAGCTTCAGTCTTATCAATATTTCCGTACATATCAACCACCAGATTCACCAAAGTATCATTCTGAATGATCATTTCCGGAGTAAGACATTCACAGTTTTTATTTTCACAGCAATTGTCACCACATCCCCAAACAGCAAATGATCCTGTTGCTTTCCTCATAGGAAACCAAGGACCATTGCAATTAAATGAGTATGCCACTTGATGCAATTGATGTAGATCACAAGGCAGTGGAGCTTGATGACAATTGATCTTTACTGCGGGAACTCCCTCAACACCGGTAACTTTAGGTATAAATTGAGTAATAGCACCTATTTGTTCAATAGCTTCTCCACACCATTCTGTGATATCACTAATCTTAGTGTCATCTTCTTTGAGATCTAGGTCTGCTATGATCTTTGCTATTACAGTCTTTACAGATGTTAATTTTGTAATCATATTGTATAATTATAATTCGATGTAATCTCTTACATGCTGCTTTAATATTTGTGCCAGACGTCTCTTATTATCCCTAGTCATTATCAGTTGATATTTTGTTTTATTCTTAGTAAGCATATTCTGTTTATTCCAATAATAACGATACTTATATCCCCCAGTATGTTCATTCAAATGGTATATGATCTTATCATACTTCTTACTTTCAGCATAATCCATTCTCAAACTTTTACCAGTATATTCTTTAGGTTTATGCTTTACTATGGATAATGTACCCATTCTACAAGGTAATCTGACTTCTTTTCCGTTTTCAATTATCTCGTCTCTTAAGTATCTAAAGTAATCTGAAACAATTTGTCTAAATACTTTATAAGAAACCTGATATAATGGATTGTCTTCTACGTAATTACAATAACTATCATAGAAATCAGCAATCGTATAAGCTTTTCTATTGTATTTAGTTTCTTGCATTCAGGTCGTTGTTAACGTCGTTTGTACTATTGTTTGTGGTGTCACTAGGGACTCGTAACATGATATTCAATTCTCTTTCAAATATCATCTGTTTAATTATAGGTATCATATTTGCTGGTACCGGATATGGAGTATCATCTCTATCAAAACACTCACCAGCTTGGGTAGGATCTTCTAATATACCTTCTATTTTAACATATTCTAAGTGTTCAGGACCAAGTATATACAGATGATTACCTTTTATATAAGCAATGTAATCACTGCAAGTATATTTTCTACTTACTTGATATTTAGCTTTGGTTTCTGTACCTAATTGAATTAAATCACCATTCATATCTTTTACAGCAACCAAACCTAAACCAAAATGTAAGTCAATAAAATTAGGTATCTCTTCATCTGATTTGTAGTTATAACCACCAGTACAATTACTTACTTTGGATATGTGTAAAGGCCCAATAGTTTGTATATACTCTGGATTTATATCTCTACCCTTATCTAGATCCTGTTTAATTAAATATGCTCTATATTGATGTATCCATTGCTCTATCTGTATGCGGGATAAGTTCTCAGATTCACTGATATTGTTATCACGTATAATTAAAAGGATATCATCTATAATAGTATTCAATGAATTAAATGTCATAATCTTCAGTATTTGCACTCCATTTATCTGAAGCAATTAAACTATTGAATTCTGTTGTTGCAGCTTCATATACTGGAAAAGGATAATTCGCAGTATTATTATTTTCATCTTCTTCCAGTGTCATTACAGGCGGAAACAACGTATCATAATGCTCGATATGAAGCATAACTTCTGTTCCATCTGTACTCATTCTTGGACTGTCTATACCTAATTTTTTCTTTATTTCTTCCGGTATAGTATCAAACAGTTCTCTTGGAATTACTATATATCTCATCTTATTTTGATTTTAGGGTTTGTAAATAGTTGTAGGCTTTGATACAGTCGTCTTTGGAGAGGATCTGATTATTATAGATACCTAAATTCTTAAAAGCTATTTGTGCATAATTATTTAAGTTAAATCCTATATTCAAACCTGATTTAACGATCTTAAAATTTTGATCTGCGGTATATTCATACTCAACCCAATTTCGATCATATAATCTACCATCTGAGCAAATAGCATGCAATGATTTAGTTCCAAAACTTTGTAAACTACGTGGATTATTAATAGATATAAGCAATCCATTAGCAGTGTTATACAGATAAACATTTTGAGCTTTTACAATGCCACAATTGATCTGAACATTTGATAACAATTCCCAATCTCCAACAATCGTCCAATCTTCGTTCATTGTAAAACTAGAGCTCTGAACTTTATCATCCACCCCATCAGTAACTAGATAGCCTTCGTATTCGGGGATTTGCTCAACTAAAACATCTACTTCTTGTGAAGAATTATAACATATACCATTTATCGAAGTTGCAGCATACTGTTTTTGGAAAGTATATATACCATCCTTGATTATTTTAATATAATCACCACTTTTATTTGCATTTCCAACTATACAGCTATCCCCTTCTTTCATACCTGTGATACGTATCTTCCAGGCAGCAGAATTAGATGTATTTGATAAAACCAAAACATTACCGCTATTCCCAGTTCCGATTATTCTAAACGAATCTTTTTTTACATCTGTGGGCTTAACTACATTATCTCTAAGATCAAATGAGTTGAAATTATATGCATACAACCCATACCCACTCCCTTCTGCAAACCCAAAATTAGACAGTACAAGATCATTACCATTACCCGTAATATTTGTAATGGTAGCCCTGTCTGTGTCTTCGTTGGTTTTGCCGGTGACTGTCCATGCTTGGTCGGGAAAGAGCCAGGGATATTCCTGTTTGTAATAGTCTTGGATTTTTTGGAGTTCTTCTTCGGTGGCATCGTGATCGAGGATACAAATTTCCCAAACGGCTGCGTTGACATAATAGCTTCTGCTCCCCATTCTCCCTACATAAAAAATATCAACTCCTTTTTCTAAAGAACCAATATTTATAGCTTTACCATTATATGAAGTAGATGTTTGATATGTGAAAGGCATAGAAAGCGTACCTGATTCAACGGTAGTATAGCCACCAAAGCTGAACGAACTTTTAGAACCCCTGTTAAAATCCTCAAAGACAAAAGCGCCATCAGTCCTATTGTTTCCATTCGTCATCAAACCATAAAATAGATTATCGTTAGGTGTGGTTATCCATTGTCTTAAAACCACAACCGTATATCCCTTTTCCTTAGTCAAAATAGGGAAATTCTCACAAACACCATAATCGTCTACTCCGTCAGAAACGAGTGCGCCGGGGTAGAGGGGAAGTTGTTCGATGGTAATATTGCAATCTATAGGATAGGTTTGGGACATCACTTTCCACTTCATATTATATCTACTATCGTAATCATACGACGGCAAAGTATATATACCATCGTTCTTTATTTCTATCCATAATTCTTTCCCATCATTAAATACACCATAATGCAAATATATATCATCCGTTAATCCTTTTATCAATACTTTGTACTCAACAGATTTAAGGCTTGCCCTTGTTTCAAATAACGCATTATTTGTTTTAGCACTTGTAATATGGATTGTATTATCAGTAACTTCACCTGTACCAAATGTCCCTTGAGTAATATAATTTGCCCAAATGCTAGAATCACCCCAGTTTAATTTATATCCACCTACTCCGGACATCCCACCCCAAAGGAAGTTCTTCATTTGCAAGTCATGTCCATTACCTGTCTTATCTACCCACACAGGATTTTCTTTCATCTGCTCATTAGTAAGACCGGAAGCGGAATATCTTGCAATCATACCAGGAATAGATGGGAAATCATCATCGTCGCCTTCTGAAGTAGGGGTATAAAGACCATATTTACGTTGAGCTTGTTCTTCCATTAATTTCCTGTATTGCTCATACCAAGACTTATAATCTAATACAGGACCTGCTACACTTATAAGCTTATCTGTATCTTCTACATGTGTTTCATAATGTTTCTTCATACTTATAAGTTATTTATTGTTATTGTTATTTGTTCTTTATTATCCATCGCCTTCTGAAGTAGGGGTATAAGCTTGTTATAAGCTACAGTAGAATTAGATATCCAATCTTCTTTCATCCCATCCCAAGTACCTACCAGTATACATCCACTTGAATCTTTGGCGCTAGAATTGCCCGTATGAATACGTATACCTAAGAAGTGAGGTACATTAAGTATCTCAGGCATAATACGCTTAAAACGGTTAGAATAGCTTAATTTCACCTCATACGTACCAGCAGGTACAGCAGTATCCCCATACACCTTTTCCTTGCATTTACATGCAATTCCTTTAGGTGTATTAGGACATACTTCAGGTAATGGTCTTACTGGATCTTCAAGTGTATCCGATATATACGCACCATCTACATATAACTCCCCAATAGTATATTCATTAGTACGAAATATTCTATCTAATCTGAGTTTCATTATGCAGCAGGTGTTTCTAATGCAGCAACTCTCTTTTCTAAACCGTTTACTTTAAGAGTTAATGCAGCGATTAATTCTCTTACTTCAGAATCATTATAATTAGTCAAACCAGCAAGTCTATTCTTTTCCTCAGTAGTATAATCGTTAGTGGATAAACCTTTACCGGTTTGTCTATCTACTTTACCTTCAATAAGTTTCGCATGTGTATTAATAACATCAATTAATTCAGGTAAACTATCCATAATTTCAGGAGCATCTCCAATTAAAGCATCAATCTTAGCTTCAATTTCATTTTCACGTCCAGTTGCCCTACTTATTTCAGAAGTAAGATCACTTCTTAGATCTTTAATATCTGATGTGGCTGTATTATTTACATAAACCCAATCCTTACCATTAAAATATTTCAAATCACCACCGTTAGGATTAGATGCTAAATCAGCCCAATACTTAACAGATGCAGGATTAGGTTTAATTGTACTCCCTAATATATCGTATTTATTATTATATGTATTCATAAGTTATTAAAATAAAAAAGGTTGACTATTTAGTCAACCTTTGTGTTTTAGATTTCAATTTGTTTCTCCTCAGCTTGAGGAACCTTTTCATTAACCTCTGGACGAACAGTAGTTACGTTTTGTAAAAGTTGCTTAAGCTCTTTCACTTCAGCTTTTAATTCATCAAGTTCTTTGAAATCTTTTGTCACATTGGTTGTTATGTCCGGAGTTGTATTAAGTAATTTTAAGATGTCTTCACATCTCCTCATCTCTTCATCGTATTTTAATACGCTTTTCTTTTTAACTTTGCAGTCATTAAATGCATAGTTTCAATTTATTTATTGATTAATATTAAATTGAAATATTTTGCAAATTACTTTGTAATTTTGATAACTCGAGTATCTAATACTCTTATTAAATCATTAGAATTGATAATTTTGTAAGATTCGACTTTATCTTTTTTAAAGTCAAAATGTATTAACCGTTGAAACCAGTTTTTATATTTCTTTCTATATACTTTTTCTTCGGTTATAAATAAATCTTGATGATTATATATTTCTGGAATACAGGTTATAACTGAATCCATTCTATTTATTTTGATTGTAGTCAATGGATTTGACTGAAGTTCTACATTGAAGTTTCTATCTATAGGTATTGTCTTTACTATAGTGTCTGTTAATACTGTGGACATACTCATTACTTCTTTTAACTTCTTGTTCTTTATTTTAAGTTGATCTTGTGTTTTTGATAACTCTTGTATTAAACTATCTTTAGAATGTTTGAAATCTTCTATACTAAGTTTTAATACTCTATTTTCATTTTGTTTATTACTTAGGATCGATTGATAAGATTCAATATTATTACGAGCATCTCCCAACTCTTCATCCAGTTTATTTACTTTGTTTCTTAAGACATAATTGGATATTCCTAAGTAAGTTATAATGGTTATTATCAATACTCTAAGATAATTCATATCATTTAATCTTTTTTACTAATTTCTTAATCTTTGGTAAATCTTCTTTGTCAATTGTGATATCTAAATATTTCTCACCTTTCTTCTTAATAAACTTGCTGAATATTTTCCACGGTCCAGTAGGATCTAATGTTTGCAAATTCTCTACCATTGACCATAGTTCTACACCAGCAACGAGACCAGCAAAGCCTTCAACTAAATGTGCATCAACAGATATTAATATGTATTCATCTACTAGATGACCACAGCTTATCATTAATGAACTAAAACAAAGCTTTTTAACAGTTGACCAAATTTTTCTAGATTGGATTTTTTTTCCATTGTTTAATGAAACACGAATGCCTAATATCATATCAATGATTATCAGTATTCCTACTGCAACAATAGGTAACCAAATAGGCAAAAAGAAAGTACTCATAGCACCAGCTAAAGTAGTACTAATGCATGTAAAAAATTTAATTGGACCATCATTTATTAGTTCTTTAAAATAATTCACTGTAGAAACACTTGAGGCTTTTATTATAATATCATTTATATATCTAAACATGATTGAAGATTCGTAAAACTTTGAAAAAACAAAACGCTAGACAATCTAAAAGAATGCTAGCGTTCTGAAAATTATATGATACTTAGAGCTTGATATATAAAGTAAACGATTGTGTCTAACAAAGGTTCCTCTTTGTAAGAGGACTATTACATACCTAATAGCGGTTATTAAATTATCTTTCTTTGAAGGGAAGAAGGGTAAAAGGTAAAACTGTATACCCGTCATCTTTACCTGGTTGAGTAGAAGCCCCGTTCGGCCAATAAAGTACCGCGTTATTATAAGCCCCATACTGGGTGCAAGTTTGAATAGATACACTTCCCCATAAAGGAAGACCCAACGTGTTCAAAATATCTTCCACTTGTGTTTTGTAAGAATATAAAGTGGTTAACTCACCGAATGAAGGTAAATAACCAAACTGTTCGTTCTCAAACATATATGTTTTAACGTATTTTGCCGCAGGCGCATTGCTGGGATTTAATTGAAGCAGTATTGCATTGGTATAAATGAAACCATGTGTTGCTCTATATATGTTTTGAGTTCCTACACCACTACCTAACATTGGTACATTGGAAATCAAAGTACCTTGACCCCCAAAAGCATAACTTGCAGCACTTTTACTTGTCGACACCATAAACGAATTAGTATCGGTTGAAATGCCTATACCACATACATCAGATGTTCCTTTACCAGACGATACCCATTCTTCTTTTGTGTAACGATTATCGTCTTTATCATAGATATACACACCATTTGGAACAGGATTGTATTCATAGGTACAGAAAGGACGAACATTAAAAATAGAAGTTTTAGTTGCGTCATACTGTACTGCAGAGTTCCAACCGACATAACAAGCTTGTCTTTCGTCACTTTGAGTTGAAGTCCAGTACGAATTACCTTCAATAGCCATTCCGCCAGCCGCACTAATAGAAGCTTCTATCATTACTTTATTTAATCGAGCTACATTCCATTGTCCACAAGAAGGCAAGAACCAAGAATAGGCACCAAATCCTTCTGTAGAATAAGCCGAACATTTATGAGCTGCCGTGCTCTGTGTCGGTAGTGCCAATACGATTTTTTGAGAATTTGTCTTGCCTGCAAAATCACAAAGAGCTAAAGATTCACTTTTTTCAGTTACTATACCCGAAATAAGTTCACTTGTTTGCGCCCAGGGTGACGTGTCTACCTCTCGCAAAGCAATAAAATCAAAATCCTTACTTCTTACATCAGTGATAACCCCAACACATGTTTTAGTACTATCTAATTCAGCAGACCACGTTTTGTCACTATATACAAAATCACCGATTCCAGGACGCGGAAGAGGCTCTACTGGCCACACTTTAGTACTACCCAAATACATAGCTTTTACTTCGGTAGTACCAACATATGCATTTTTAATATCTTTATTAGTCATAGTTAACCTATTATTATATAAAGGGTATTAGAATCTTTAACAGTAAGTTTATCGTATGCCACTTGATTCAATTTTATTATATTAGTTACAGTGTCACTGGTTACAGGTACACCTACGGAATTTATGTATGAAAGCGCATAACCTTTTGAAGAATCGCTTATAATGAGAGCTACTTGACCAACCTTTTTTGAACTCATAATGGAGTAATAATAGTCATAAAAAGTAATATTGGATACTATATTTATATTATTACTTGTATCATAATTTAAAAACGCTCCTAAAATAGGCTCATTTGTACCAGATGATCCAAATTTACCTGGTTCTGCTTTATCATAATTTATAAAATACATGTAATCATTACTTGGAGTTATCTTACCATCAAAAGCAGATACAATAGCATTATACTCTTGTACTGTAACTGTAGTTTTGCTCTTATCCTCAAACTTAATAGCATTAATAGCATCAAGAATATTATTCTGAGTTTCTTGTGGTAATACTCCGCTACTGGTTGTTATTGCTTTGTATTTACCGTTGTCGGAGAGGTATTTTGTACCGGAGCCAGTATTTTGTAAACTTTGTTGATTAGATACCAAAGTATAGGTCTTGTTACTCTTATTAAGAGTAACGGTTACTATGTTCAATTGTATATGGCCATTATCGGGTTTTACCACTAAAAAATCTGATGCAATACTATATGCTTCATCAGAATTATCAATTGTTATCGGACCAAAGCCATCAGGGTCCGTCGCAATTCTTGCTGTTGTTATTCCTTTATTTACTACATCAACTACCTTTTGATAATTTTCCTCAGATAATGTACCACTTTCATTTGGAAATAAAGTTACTAAATCAAGATACTGATTGCTAGCTATAATCTCTGACCATTGTTTATCTTTCCTACCATATGTCTTACCATCTGAAGGTGCATCAGGAAATTCTTCTATACCGTAATTGGGTAGTTTTACCCACTCTCCATCTTTCTTTATTTTTATTGTACCCATATTATACTAAAGTTACATAGTTATCTACTAAACTTGACAAATCATGTGAAAGTGGCATTTCACTATTCCTAATACATAAATACACTTTACTGTTCTGTGTATAGTATTTATCCTTAAATAATTCCATAGGTGGTATATAAGGTATTGGATCTTCTAATGTACCAGCATGATCTTTATCAACCACTTTATATAAAGATGCTGTATCTACTCCAGGAATCCAATTCTCTTGTAAAGTATGATTCTGTATTACCTCATATAGTACATCTGAATTATCTGTTACTACTCTAAATCTAAAACCCTTAGTAACAGAAGTACCATAAGAAGCATCTCCTTTTCCCCATACAGGATAAAGTGTTTTCATTTCTAAAGCTTTATCCGCAGTAAGTGAAGAAGCGTTAATTATAGTTCTAATAAAATTAATAGCTTGTGCTTGTTCATTATCAAACTGTCCTGTATCAACTATTTTCTTTATTTCGTCATAAGATGGATAATGATTAAATACATGTTCATTGTATTTATAATGAATAATATCATCTTCAGTTTCCTTATCCTTATCTACTTGAACGTCCCATCTTACTGCCCATTCATTTAAACCTAAGTATTCAACAGAAATAGGGATGCTATTACTATGTACAATTCTTGTCATAACCTAATAATAAAATTTTAAGTTCTTTTATATTATTTGTTCCTGTGAATTTCTTCCACAAATTAAAGCAATTACCATATCTACACCATCCCCAGTAAGAAGATAGAGACCTGAATTTCTTATTAAAATTAATGTATTTAGTTTTCCTATAGAACTTCTTTTTCATATCCTTTCTTAATTTCATATAACTGTGTCTAAAAACATAGCCTAAGAAATCAATTCCTCTATCATCTACAGGATATATTTGCCAATCATGTTTCACTTCTAATTCAAGATGTGAGATCATGTATTCTTGTATCTTTTGTAATGCTTGATGTAATTCTTCTTTATTGGAAGAAAGTAGAACCATATCATCACGATATCTGAAGTAATGTTTAATCTTTAACTCCTGCTTTACCCATCTATCAAACCATGTTAAATAAAGATTAGCAGCAAATTGTGATATATAATTACCAATAGGTAATCCTTTATCTGTAGAATAAATTATCTCAGATATTAAATTTAGAAACCTTTTATCTTTGAATATTCTATTAAATAGATCCATCATAATCTTTTGATCTACAGAAGGAAAGAACTTCTTTACATCTAGTTTCAAACAATATTTAGTATTTTTTGGATCTGTTTTTAATGCATGTTTCAATCTTTTTACTGCTAAGTGAATACCTCTACCTTTGATACAACTATAAGTATCTGAAGTAAATCGCTTAACTAAATAAGGTTCTATGACATTCATTATAGCGTGATGAGCTATACGGTCTGGAAAGTAAGGTAATCTGTATATTTCTCTTTCTTTATGACCTCTATCAGCAATAATAGTATAGATATCATATTCAGATGTTTTATAAGTACCTTCGATAAACATCCTTTGTAATTTTAATAAATTCTCATGTGAATGTTTATCAAATTTAGCAATACCATAACGTTTAGATTTGTTAAGTCTTGCTTTCTTATCTGCTAGAACAAGATTGTTAAAATCGATAATTCTATTGAAAATATTACCAATGCGTTTCATTGCTATTTTGGTGTTAGGACCCGTTCGTCCAATACTACTAGGGTCCCTTCAAAGCACCTGTTATTTTTCACCAAGGGGTGAGGCTGATCTAATTTATACAATAAAAAACTTCCAAAATTTCACTGTGAACTGATATTCGAATTCGAATTCGATGAATCATAATTAGCATTCGAATAGAAGACTCTGCAATCAGACTCATTGTCTGAATTACCTGACTTACTTTTTAATACATCTTCATCTAATCAAACCATTCTTTTAGATCCCGCCTTTGTTAATACTCTAGTTTATTATAGGTTTATCCATTAAACCCAGGCTCTAACGCCAAAAATTCATCTTTTGTTTTAACTACGATCTTACCATAAAAACCTAACCGCGAACCGATAGCCGAATGCGAATACGAGGAAGCACAATAAGCATACGAACAGAAGACCCCGCAAACAGACCCAGAGTCCGAATAACCCGACCGCGCAAAAACTCTGTTATCTGTATTATGATAGTAATAGTCTGCATAATATGTAGTATCTGATCCTCCTGTAGTGTTGCTTGGCATAACATCAGCGTATTCTCCGTGAGTAATGCCAACAATCCAACCATTAGAAGAGGAAGCAGTAGTATTAGATTCATCAGGGCCAACAATTTGTCTTACGTTTGTATATCCTGCAGATGTTAAACCTGAAATATCGGTATTTACTTTAAGACCTCCATCGTACACTATCCATTTTCTAGCAATAACATTGATCCCTTGTACGAATTCAAATTTACCATAGTAACAATCCTCAAGACCTAAGAAATTACTACTATTATTAAACGTTCCATCCCTATTACCTAACGGTATTGTGTTACCTGTCACACTACTCCAAGAACGTGTACCACCAGAACAGGGTATACTACCATTATCTGTACTTATATTAGTATTACCATATTTAGCACAGAATAAATTAGCAATAGTTTTATGGGCTCTGTAATCAATTAATCCCCAGTTACTCCCATTAGCTTGTGCTTGATTGAAAAAAGTTTCTATAGTTTGGTCTCCTGTACTAACAGATGATTTCCTACTGGTTAATTTGCCATCACTATTATATGCTTCAAACACACCAATTAAACATTCTCTCTCCTCTTTATAATTCTCATTAATCTTTTTTTCAGATATATATAATTTATATTTGTTTACTGCTGCACCAGAGTTATCCATTCTATAATAATACTTAGGGAAATGAACCATATAATATACATAATGGTAAGCTCCAGTAGGTTCAACAGTAGAACCATCTTCCCATTTATTACTATCTGTTGAACCAAGATAAGCAATAGCAGCAGAACCATCATTCTGAGGTAATGCTAAACATCTTTTAAATTTACTAGTAAGGTTAGTAATGATATCTAAATTACCACCTCTTTCTAGTGTGGTGGTACTTGTGGTTTCGTCAAATTGGACCCACATAGCGTGTGTTTCTTCATTGATCTGTTCCCAATCAAGAGTGACCTCTTTCACATCATTCAAACTACTTATTTGAATAGTTTGAATCTCTGGAGTTATGTATCCTGCTATGGGTTTAGGTTCAATAGTCCAAGTTTCAGTAGTTGGTAATATAAATGTATTTTCATCAGTATCCCTTGTAACCAAAGTGTAGGTACTTTCCTTTGGTACAGTATTAGAATACACATATACGTCTGCTAAACCGCTAATATCTTTTGCTAATTTTATTTTCAATTTAGCTCCTCGATACATTAATGTTTTTTCTTCAGCTACTCCATTTGCTGTAGAAGTTATAGAATCTGGTGTGACCCATTTCCTAAAATTAGGAGAACTAAAAACAGATACTTCAGTACCCTCAATAGTATATTGAGCACCAGTTGGAATTTTTACAGTATAGGTACGATTACCAGAAAGTGTTTTAGTTACATAACCTGATAACTTTACATCAACCTTATTAGAAAGTAATTCAGGATGATTGCTAGTAACATTAATTGTTACAATTGTGGTATTATAAGTTAATGTTATAATCCTAATATTACCTGCTTCTGCAATAAATGTTTGAGATTGTGGTTTAGCATAATCAGTTACATCACTACAAGTAATAGTATATGTAGTATTTACTGGAATTGTGGCAGTAAGTTCAGTTCCTTCCCATGTAAGTACTTTAGAAGTTTCATCATAAGCTATAGTAATAGTAACACCATTAATGTTAGAATCTGATAACTGATTACTTGCAACAGTTATTTTAACAGTTTCATCTTTAGGTGCTGCTTCTACTTCTACCCATGTTCCATTCTGTCTAGCATACTGTTTACCATCTTTAGGTGCTTCTGTAACTACTAATTCATCAAAAGTATTGTCTGATAAGTCAACCCATATTTCTTGTTCGCCATCAGGTTGTGTACCTTCGCTTATATATACTTCATCAGATATATCTGTTTTTAAAGCATACTCGTTGCCATGTTTACCATCAAGTAAATCGGCATCTAAACCACTACCAACTCCATCCACTGTCTTTACTTTGGATAATACATCTGTAGCAGTATATGCAGAAGAATCTAATTTTGTATTAACCTGAGTAGTAGTAGCATAACCTTTTGCAGTTAATTCAGTTTCAGTTACATATTCTTCAGGTACTGAAGTAAGATAATTGCCTTTTGGTTGATACGTACTAGCTGCATCAGTCTTAGTTAAATACCCACTAAGATCTACTGTTTCACTTAATTTATCCCAATCTGGAGTAGTTGAAGTAGCTACATAATTAGCCCCTGTATCTTCAAGATTATACACATCACCGATACTTACATCTTCGGTAGGTAAGGCACTATAATTAGCTACAGAACCTTTTACTCTATATACTGAACCTACAGCAGTATTAATCTTTTGATCTACCTGTTCCTCAGTAATGATAGTAGGTTTATTAAGTATTTGCGCATCTCCGGATTCAGCATTCCAATCAGCATTGACGTTTACTTCAGCCCCTGCGGCAATACCAGCTAATTTAGTTTTATCTTCATCAGTATAATCATTTGTGCTTAATTGTTTACCGGATACTTTGTCTACTTTGGTATTTAATTTACTATCTACATAAGTCTTATCAGCTTTACCAGAGATTTGTTCGGTAACGTCTACTGCTGCCACAGTATCATCTACATACTTCTTAGTGGCAGGATGATAATCTGCAGTAGGTGTATATGTACTAGTATTGCTTTTAGATATATATCTACTGTCGTGATTGTGACTAGTAATGTCCCCAGTAAGTACAGCTTCTACATTCTGTTTAGTTACAGAAGCATCACTACCTGGGTCTCCTTTCTCTCCTTTTTCACCAGGATCACCTTTATCTCCTTTAGGTCCAGTTTCACCTTTATCTCCTTTT